GAACCATGAATTTAGGTTTCTCTGTAGATTTGTCATGTTTTCTGTAATGTCTTCACTGAAACTATTGGATTTTTTAGGACTCTGGGGCACACTAGGCACACTATGGCATCCCTGTTTAAGAGAGATCGCAGTCCCTACTGGTGGATTAAATACTACGACGACACCGGAAGGTTGATCCGAGAATCTACCAACCGACGATGGGACTCCGTTCAAGAGACTCGTGACGCCAGAAAGATTCGAGCCGCCAAGGAAATGATTGAGCAAAGTGGAGATCACTCGAACCGATCCGGAAAAGCGTTCTCTTCCTGGGTGCAGGGGTGGCTCGATCAGATCCACAAGAATAAGGAAGAAACCCTTGAGGTTTATACAGGAGCTTGGAAAAACATTTCCGAGTTTTTTGAGATCCAAGGAGTTCGATCTGCCGCTGATGTTACCCGAAACCATGCTTTCCAATACCTTGATTGGAGAACCGGCATGGGGAACAAAAACGATTTCAAAAGCAAAAAGGCCAGAAAGGTTTGCCGTAATACCGCTATTGCCGATCTCAGGTTGCTCCGAAAAGTAATGTACGAGGCCTATAATCGAGAATGGATTGACCGAAACCCGATTGCAAAACTTGGCATTGAAAGGGACATTCCAAAACCCAAGCCTGTCATTACTGATGATGAGCGTGCCATCGTTGAGGGAACTTTTACCGGCTTTCCGGACTGGAAAGAGATCTCTTGGACTATTGCCATCAATCAGGGATGTAGGTTGAAGGAAACCTCCCTTCCCATTGCTGACGTTGATTTCGATAACAACCTCATCACATTTACTCTGAAGGGAGGGAAACGCCACACCACTAAACTGATGCCGTCCGTAAAATCGCTTCTTCTTCGTTTGAAAAAAGAAGGACTCACCCATACCTGGAAGTTTCATCGCCTTGCCTCTAGGGACTGGTCGCGTATTTTCTCCGGCCTTGGGCTGAAATTCAGTTTTCACAGCACCAGAGTAACTGTGATCACTAAACTCGCACGCGCCGGAGTGAATGAACAAATGGCTCGACGATTCATCGGGCACGCTTCTAGTGAAATTCATTCTATTTACCAGAGGCTTGAAGCTGACGATCTCGATTCTTGTGTTCTGGCGCTTTCCCCCTCTTTGAGTGTGGAACGGCCAGGTAAGGGTACGCTTGGGCAACCCGAAACCCTCCCGAAGAAGAAGCTCGGTCGGCCAGCCAAGACAAGGCGTGTTTAAGCGTCGTCTTGGTGCCGAACTTCATCGAGTACCCGCATCTGATCATCGCGGAGACATAATTAGGGGATCTCCCTATTGCCTCTGCCAATGACTGCTTATTCAATAATGCTTGGGGCATCGTGCTTCTCCTCTTGGATCTGCTTGGTGATGGCGATACGCGACAAGGTGGCTTTCATGCACTCGCGGATATAATTATGCCGGAGACCCGACATAAATGCGTGCTTCACCCGATCTTCCGTTGATGGAACAGAGTTATCTTCGTTCAGGAAACGGATGCCTTCCGACTTCCACCAATCTTCATATACTTCTTCAGGTGTCATTTTATTTTACTAATTGCGTGCCGCAATTTGCGGAACTTTGCTCGGTTTTTTGATGTGTTTTTTAGTGATCCAGTGTTCGGATCTACTTTGTAAGTAGTTCCATCCTGCATCCTGATAAGCTGATCAGGTCGCTCGATGGGGTGGATTTTCATGGCACGCGATAGCATCCATGTATCTTGTTTCTTGAGAAATTTAGGACGGATCATGATGTGTATTCCTCTTTATTCATCTGCATAAGCATTGCGTCTGCATACTCATAAGCCAGAGAAGCAACAATTTTTGAGAAGGGTTGGTTATGACTCGAAATAATCCCCTGCATGGCAAATGCCGCAAAGTAATACCGCTTTGTAACCCCAGGTAAAAGGTAAGTGTAAGTCATAGGACCCGCTGGGGTTTCTACTCTTTTTGGCATAGGCCACGCAGGGCCTCCGTTGATTGTGTCGCTCATGCCGATACCTCCGCGAGTTGGTTAAGTTTCCACTTGGGAAGACTGATAACCTCTACCTCTGAAGAATATGCAGGCCATTCATCAAAACTCATGCACTCTGCCAGAAGTGTAAGATTTTTTCGGTACTGCTGGCGTCCGGCTTCGATGCTTTCTGCATCGAGTTGATAGACGGCAACTGCATAGGGAGGCTCTTTCTCCACAACTAGGAATACAAAAGCCTCCTTGGGCATACCTACTAATGAAGCCAGATCGAGATAAAATGCCGCCTGAACATCATACCGGAAATTGGCTACCGCCTTGGCAAACTCTGCCTTCCCCCCGGCTCCCTTGGCACAGGTCTTGACATCAATGATGGCATTTCCTTTTGAGATCAAATCCGGCCTTCCCCTGAGACGCACCCCACTTTCATGAGTTGCGTAGAGAGATGCCTCGATAAGTCCACCTGCTTTCAGTGCGGCAGATCCGCTCCTGTGGGCGAACACTGCCTCTTTCATGCCTTGGATATTCTGCAAATCGCTTGGTTTCACGACAATCTTGCCCTGATCCCTTGCGGCGGTTTCTACAGATTCCCAAGCGGCCTTTCCATCTTTGGTGCGACGATCTGCATCTGGAGCTATGATATACGACTCTTCAAACCGATCCGGTTCGAGGACTGCCGTATGGACAAGTGTTCCGATCTTCATGGCTGGAGTTGCCTCTTCACGAGGAGCGGATTTAGCGGCCTGATAGTGTGCTGGGCTGATATTGACCAGATCTAGGTCATGCTTGGATACTCCGGCGCTTGCGAAATATTGCTCTGCTGGTTGATTTTCAATGATTTCTGGATTGCTCATTGTTTTGTAGTGATGTGTTTGACGACACAGTTGAGGATTAGTGTTTGAAGACTCACGCTTTGCTTTTGGGCGTGTTCATTGAGTGATTCCAAAACCCACCCAGGGATTTTGATTGAAATGGTCTCGTCCTTTGAGGCGGCAGGATTACTCATTGGTCGATTCCTTTTTGTTCATAAAGCTCTTAACCTTTTCCCAGTTAAGGAGAGTGTATTGAAGATCCTCTACAGGAACTTGATTCAGCATCGTGGCATCCTTTGGTGCCAGATCGTTATTCTTTAACACCTCTAGCAGGGTCTCCTTCGGGATGTTGTCCTCTTCCAACTTGACCTTAATTCCCTCTGCGATCTCCTTCTTGGTCATAGATACCGGAGGCTCTGCAATGATGTTCTCCTTTTCAGAAACAACTTCGACATAAAGCATATCATGCTTAACGTCCCTTTCCGGAGACTCAAAAGAAACATTCGAGGCCTTGGGAGATTTGCGTGATCGGTCGCCCACATCGACAACTTCCTCCACGGATTGCATACCCATGAGAATGTCCGGAGCGTAAAGACGGCCAAAAAACGCCGCCGCACGATAGCGAAGCATCAGATCCGGCATGGTTTTCCATTTGGATCCCGACTTGCTGTGCCATCCTTCGGCTTTTGCCATCGAAATAGTCACCGGAGGACCATCAAGGCGATCTCCACTGGATTTATCGTATGCCCATGCAAGGCAGGTTTTGTCATCCCCTTCCCCTGTTACATCAAAACGTAATGGGGAAAACCGACCGCAGGAATTGAGTGCGGCAATAATGAACTGGCTCGACCAGGCCGGCCTTCCATGAATGACATTTAGGTTTTGCATCACCATGAGTGGGGATGCCTGTAGTCGCTGGGAGATTTCCAGCGCGATCATAGCGCTACCAATGTTCGCATCACCTTGAAATGTGGTGGGAACTAGGTTGCTACTTGTTAGGGCGCGAGCCATGCGTTGTGCCAACTCAAATGAGGAGGCATTGGCAAAAGCCGTGTTACTTTGCTGTTGGATCATGGCCGGTGCCGATGGGGCAAGAGCCAGAGCGGTTTCTTCTGGATTGTTTGTCATGTGTGGTGGGTTTTTGTCTGCTTACTTGTCCTGGTTGATCTGCAAATGCAGTCCAACCAAAAGTCCTAAAAGGAAAATCAAAAGTAGGAATCCGACGAAAGTATCCATGCTACTCGGTGGTAGATTCTGGATAATCCTCTGGAAACTCCTCTTTCAGGAGGCGATGAAGCCCACGAAGGGCATTCTTTGCGGCGGCAAGGTTGGATGCCTCCGTGATGATAAATGTTGTCTCGATAATCAGGATCCACCGGAGAATTTCGCTGGGGGGTTCATAGGCATTGAGCTTCGAGAAATAAAGAAGCACAGGGAGACGGATTTTTTTATAGACGGACGATCTAACCGACTTGGCGAGATCGTTGATTTCCTGACGAGTTATTTTTTTGCTCATGGGGTTGTGGTGGTGGGTTCGGGGGTATATGAACTTGCTTCATCGATCAGGAATGAAACCAATCTGCTGATGGAGATTCCGTTTTTCAGTGCAAGTTCATAAGCCCTTTTCTTGGTCTCTTTTTCGATGACAAGCGTGATCTGCTCTGGGTCTTTGAGTGTTTTGGGTCTTGCCATGCCTCGGATTTACCACTGGTTTTCCACATCATCAACACTTTTTTTGTCTGTAGTACGAAAAAAAAGTTGCGCCCTGTTGGTTATACAAGTATTTTGCACTTGTGAAACCGCACAAGAAACCCGACCTTAACAAGGTCAATGTGACTTTAACGATAGGTCCCAAGCTCTCTGCAGCATCAAAGCTCTACGCAAGGGAGAATGAAATGTCTTTCAGTGAACTGGTAGCCCTGCTGTTAAGGCGTGAATTGGCAACACCATCTATATCCGTCTCTCCCCCGAAACCCCCAACAGACGTTTAACAAAATAACACGGAAATAATACATAAAATGACACTTGCAGATTACCTTCGGGAGTTACGAGCACATAGCTTTCCCTATCCCAAGCTGGGTAAGGCCGCGATCCAATCCGCTTCGTCAGAACAATTAGAAAAGTGGCTTGCCGAGAGAAATCAATCTCCCGGCAAAAACATGGATGTTTCCGAAATGCGTCGGGCGCTCAGTCGTTTTGATTCCAAAATGAAGCCAATGACCCAGCGCGAGATTGCTGATAAGGCCGGTGTCAGTCTTTTTCTGATCAATAAGGTGTTCACGAGCGGGAAAAAGATCAGAGGAACCGGACTCAAGCAGATTCTTCGTGCCCTAGGATGTGAACCAAACTCACAGAACTACAGGAAAGCTCTTTCCATCTGGGCAAATGAAAGCGGAATGCAGGTAGATCTTGAGGATGTTGATGATCTCGTGAGTGAAAAGCAGGGTGAACTTTCGGTCTGGTGGAGGAGGGTATCCCCTCACCTAGTCAAGATGAGTAAGGATGAGAGGGAACAGATCGCGCTGATGATGACAAGGCCTTCGGTGATCGCGGCTTTGCCTTCATTGAATGCTGTTTTTGACTCAAAGCGGTAAATGCTCTCTTGGTCAAATGGTCAATGATGTGGGCGAGTAGTTCGTTTTTCTCATTGTTTTCCTCAATGCCGTGAGCGTGACGGATGAAGCTGGCCGCATGGGTTAACTCATGTACCAGAACGTGCCTGTCATAGTCATTGTTCCTCCATCGCTTCAGGAATACCAAAGCACCCTTTTTTTCAGTATAAACACAGGATCCAAGTACCCCATACTTATCAGGAATTAGCTCCACATCCTTGATTTTCTTTTTCTCAAGCCACTTTTCGACCTCGGCCTTGGAGTAAGGCCAGAATATCCAGCACCGATCATTGATGAGAGGCACCCTGATATTGAGGATATTCATGGCTACAGGACTTTTCCGTTGAGAATCCTTTTGTTTTCCACCTCGAACCACCCTTCCCCGCGTTCAACAACGGCAAAACCGGCGTTCCACTTATTGATGGGCATATATCGAGGGTGAAGATCGCAGAGGCACCCTACCGACCAGGTAGTGATCATCTTTTTTTGAATCGTGCTCTCTGTGTGTTCACTGGTTTGGTGATGATGCCCAACTAGGGAATTGGCCTTTGCCCGGAGGAATAGTCCCCTCGCCGCGTTGACAGGCCCGATCAAGGGTGTCGCATACTCATGGCCGTGCAGGATCGTCAGATCTTCTACTTCGATGAGTTGTTTTTCAGTAATGTATCCGATCCCACGACTCGAAAAACTCAAAAGGTGAGGAATGCGAAACTCCGGAATATCCAGAAGTTCGGGCGCTTTTACACGCAGGAGACTTTGAAGACGCTCATCGTGATTTCCATCCTTCCAAAAAATCTTTGCCTTTGGGAAATTCTCTGCGAGGTAATCTAAAAACTGCCTAGCGGCCTTGAGTTCTTCATGGGTTTTACGCTCCCTGGGATCCTTTTCAAACCTGCTGAGTTGATAAAAATCCAAGGTATCTCCATTGAGCAGGATCGTATCGACCTTGCGTTTTTTTAGGTAAGTGATTGCGGCCTTGAGTGCGGTGTTGCAATGAAAGGGAAGATGAATGTCATTGAGGATTCCGATCTTGTTTCCTTCGAGCAGGAAAGGTTCCCATTTTCTCTTGTACGAAGTGGGAAGTTTTGTTGGTTCGCAAGGCTTTCCGGCGGGTTTGAACAGATTTTTGTCCTTTGCATTTGACCTGCATAACTGACCCCGATTCCCACGGAAATACCTGATCGAGTTCCTGCACCCTTCTAGGTTCACCCATAATTCGGGATGTTCTGCATATAGTTTTTTTGCAAGAGAAAGAGACGGAGTATCGGGAAACCTTTTAACTGCCTCCCTGACTACTGGTGTTCCTGCAGAATTGTTATTCATGGATGTAATGGTTTTTTCCCTGGACGAGTCCTTGGGGGATGTGCCCCCGCAAGTTCCTCTAGGATAATTGCCGCGTGTTCTAGCGAGATGGACTTCTCTTTCATCATTTGCGCTAGGGTTGAGATGGATTGAAGGCGGTGGCAGAGATGGTGAAGGTACGATGCAGAATCAATCACCTCGTCATGAAGTTGCTGGGCAAACCATCCGCACCCACCAGTCCAGAGTCCTCCCCCATGTTCTCTAACGCCTTTGCGGTATTTTTCTACTCCATCGGAGGAAAATTTATCAAATATCTCTTGGGCGTCTTGTTCGGGGTTCATATCAGGTTAGTGGCTGTAGTTGGTATCCGTCTGCTTGTTGGTTAGGGTAGAAAGAATATAAAAACCGTACTTCTGATGACCCACCGGATTTTGCTGAAGGATCAATACCTAGGAGAGATGCGGCTCGGATGCTAATTTCACCTAGCTTTCTTGCGGGTCCTGTATCTGCAACCACGGCCTCAACCAAAATTCCAGAAATGGTATCCTTGATGGTGCATCGAGATCCCAGAACAACACCCTTACAGGCCTTTGCTATAGCCCTATTAATGACGACATAAGAAACATTTTCTGAATCAACATATCTTGCTGGATCACTGGTAGCACACTGCTTGTGTTGAAGCGTTGTTGTTGAAATATAATACCCAGGAGCGGGATCGTTTTCTCCTTGGATGACTGGGTATCCATCATCATCTGTCACGATACCGCACCAGCGGTCTCCATCTTCTGCATTGATTAGATAATCAAGCGTAGGCAAACCCGATTTAGTTGGCGCGTAAGCCCTTGGAGATCCATCGGCATCTACATCCGCTCTACCCATATAGGAGAAAGTCAGATCCTCGTTCTGGAAAACATCCTGTCCTTGGATGGTAGCGATTAAAGTCTTCATGACTGAGATGACGTCAATGGTGTAATCGGAGGTGTGGGTTCGATTCCTTTCTGTACCAATTTACTACCCCGATTAATGGTAAACCATCCGGCCAGGACTGTTCCAAGGGGAACAGGATTAAATGGGTTTTTAGGGTCATGGAAATGAGATCCCAGAGTCACTGCTACCAAAGCAGTTATGCAAATTCCTAAAATGACCTCATGAAACCAGAATGGAGGACGAAGCGACGAAGGAGTTCCATCCGACTCACTAAGAGCGCGACGTATCCAGTCGATTGCTCCGGTGATGCTCATTTTAATGATTCCCTAGCGTGATGGATCCATCTTACGGACTGATCCCATGAAGGAATTGTAGGGATCACTTTTCCAATTATATCTAGGAAATGGTTAAGAACCCACATCCCGGAAAATAGACAAAGTGCAAAAAGAATCATGCTAAAAACCCACCCCTCTAGGGATGGGAAGTTTTTTAGAACTTGCCCTGCCAAGATAGGCCAGATCCAGAGAGAAAAAAACAAAGCACCTATTTCTACAATCACTTCGGTTCGGTGTTCCCAAAGATCACCACGAGCCGCCTGTTTAGCGTCATCGGCTTGCCACCAATCTCGTTGTCCCTCTACTTTCAGATAATCTGCTTGGGCATGGTTAAGTTCGTCTTTTTGCTGTGCTGAAAGTTGCTCTATTCCTCGTATAAGTGCGAGTTGACGATCAGATAACTGGCCGGCCACTGCAAAAGCACACATTAAAAAAAATAAAAGTATGGTTTTCATCGCGAATGTTCCAGGAGGATTGCTTTGTTTTCAATCTGATCATTGATGCCGGATGCACCTTGTATGTAAGTGTCTGGGGAAGAATTATGTAAATGTGAGCGAGGATCAGATGCACATCCGGTGATTGAACCAAGGATAAGTAGGAAAAGGATTGCGAAATAGATGATCATAAGGGCACCTGCTGTGATTTCTTTTGCGTAGGGTTTCACTTGTTGCTTGGAGGAATCAAATGATCCTCGATCCTCCTCGTTCTGGCATCGATGGCTTGGATCAATGCCAATGCTGTTGCTAAAGCCTCTCTCCGTTGAGAATTATCTACCTCGATGGCCGCTATTCTTGCTTCTTGGGTTTTGTGCCCTTCCTCCAATGTTGCAACCCTGTTGGGTAGCAAAGCATAACTCCAAAAAATCGTGCAAAATGCCGCTACGCCACTCAATCCTCCGAATAATGGCAAATGCTTGAGGATGTATCCTGAATGTTCCTTATCAGTAAACATAGCATTATTTAGTTGAGTCCTACTTGGATAATCCCTGCGGATGGGCCAACAAGATTGATGGAAAATGAAACTAAATCTGCCGCCGTTTTTCCTGATGGGAAGGCAATCAATCCGGAACTTTCCAGAAGCGATTGAAAAGCGGAGACCTGACTTGTGTTTAACGGTCCCCTGAACTGAATCGCACCATTAACAGGAGTAAGGTTAATGGGAGTCACATTTTGAGCAGTACCAGAAGGCGCTGTTGTTGGAGCTACTGGTATCTGTATGGATGTTGGAGGACTCGTAATCATAGGGGTGTATTGTTGGTTTGGCGTCCGGATAGTTGAGTATATCCGGACGCCTCCATTGATTATTTGCTGAAGCGGATATTCAGCGATCCGGTGCCATCGTCATTGACGATAACATTGACTGCCTTGGCATTTGCCAGGGATTCGCCAGCCGGAAGCGTTACCACAGGTGAAATCGCGGCAATGAGAGCCTGGATGTCAGCGGCGGCCAGCTTCGAGGAAGCAACAATAGGAGCGGCAACTAGAGTGATAGCCATAGTGTTATTTGTCCGGTTTGATCAGTTGGACTCATCTGGTTTTCTTACCTCGGCAAGGCCGTTCATTCCCATCGCATCAAGGCTCAAGGAGCTAAGGGTATTTGCTGTTGGATTGAAATTGTTCATAGCTGAATAAAAGGCGGCAATCCGATGAGTTGCCCAAGGTTAATTCCAGTGGTAGATCCACCTCCTGAACCGACGTATGTGCCAGTTTGCATCGACAACCCATAACTTACCCCCAACCTGACATCCGATGGTGATGGGTAATTTGCGGATATAGTTCCACTTGGTATTGTTCCGTTTACATATCCTGTTTCGTAACTAAATGAGTAATCATACGCAAACCCTGTAAAAGTTGGATCAAAATACCCATTAGTATAATAACTGCCAGACCACCCTCCTGAAGAAATTGAACCATTTAAGTATAAAATAGAAGCATTATAATAGGCATCAAAATCTATGCCGGAATAATAATCCGTAGATCCATTATTATAATGTTGCCCATCGTAACCTACATAAGCCGCAGATCCATTTATGTAAAAAATGGTTGCATCGTAATTATAGTCAAAATCTGAACCAGTAAAGGAATCTAGAAAGCCATTGGTATAGTGTTGTCCTCCATATCCTCCTGACCCACCAGCGGTTCCATTTATAAAAAAAAGCTCTTCCCCATAATAATAATCATAATCTGCCCCAGTAAAGCTATCAGGAATTCCTTGGTAATAATGTTGTCCATTATAACCATTATTGGCAATTAATCCGTTTACAAAGAAATAACTAGTTGAGCCAGTTGGATCAAAACCATAGTCTATAAATGAACCTGTTTGACCAGCATATATGCCGTATAATGTACCATTAAATCCACCATCTACACCAACTCCATTAATATAGTATTGATTTGAATTGTTAGTAAAATCCGTTGCTGGTCCTGTGAAAGTATTGTCTGCTAATCCTGATGTGTAGTATTGACCATTCCATCCTCCATTGAGCAAATTCCCTTGATAATAATAAAGCCCATCAGATTGTTCACCAGAAACCAATGATTGTTGACGAAACCGAACAGAAGTAATATGGAGGGAATTTTCTACTAAACCTGTTGGTTGAATGAATAAAGCGTAAAAACCAACATCCCCTATACCCTGAGTATCTTTTGATACTAATCCATCAATATAAACTATATTTGAAGATCCAGGCAAAGAGTTAGCATGGGTTGTAAACCCACTATCTAACCAGTAATTTGATAAATTACTGAGATCACCATCACCAGTAGAATTATTAAACCATAATTGGGGGCCGGCTGAAATTGTAAAATTTGGATAAGTAGTGCCAAACGAAGCTCCATATAGTTGCGTAACTTCTGCCGCCGACAATTCTCTTGTCCAATATCCCGCTTCATCGATTTGTCCGTTTTGCCCTACCGCATAAGTAGCATCACCATTAGAATTGAAATTTATAGGGTGAATGATATTGCTGTTGATCGGTTTTCCGCTTGAGGAAATCTGACCGACACGGCTTCCATCAACATAGATAGACGTATGACCAAACTGATTCCATGTACCAACGATATGATGCCAATTACCGTCTTGAGTGTTAATCCCATTTCCATAAACCCTATCCCTTGATCCATCATTGTTAACAAGAACGCTAAAGTTTCCATACCCACCAGAACCCAATTCTTGACCAGAACTGCCGTATGATTGCCCAGATGAAGCATTCATGGCAAAAAAATCTGCGGTAGATTTTACCCATATTGCCATTGAAAGCTGGGTTAACCCAGTAGGAACAATGTTTGTTCCTGTGCTTAAATATGTATTACCTCCAGAGAAATTAGCCCCTTTACCTACTACTGCATCGACAAGATTAACATTAGACCCATTTTGGATTAGATTGTGACCATTTCCGGTTAAATCTGACCAACTTGTATCGTTAAAATTCCAATACGCTAAAAGATTGTCGGTAAGTGCCATAAATAAGGCTTAACTTTTTGCGATATTGGTAATGTTTCCGTTTCCGTCTCTTGTGATCGTTGTGGTTTCAAGAACCTGACCTCCACGAGAAACTACGATCTGGATAGGCTTTCCGTTACCATCATTGGTGAATGCTTGGTTATCCCATCCGACGTTGGTTCCTGAAACCATATCTAGAATCTTTGACAAGATAATGTGATCGGAATCAGATGTATCTGCTGTTGTGGGTTCGTATCGTTCGCTCATGGTAATTGGGGTTTGTGGTTAATAGTGTAACAGATAAAATACTAATGCAGACGTAAATCAAGCATTATGTTGACCCAACAGGGATAGCAAGGCCTCCCATGATAGGTAGGGTGAAAGTAACATGGATTGTCTCGTGATCGTAGGCCTGGGTAAGTGCCGAAGAACTTTGAGAAGAGCTTCTGGAAGAACTCTGACTGGAAGAGGTACTTCCGGACTGACTCCTACTTGAACTCTGGGAAGAACTGGTTGATCCGCTCTGGCTTCTGCTGGAACTTTGACTGGAAGAAGTGCTTCCAGACTGGCTCCTACTGGAGCTTTGGCTAGAAGAAGTGCTTCCGGACTGGCTCCTGCTGGAACTTTGACTAGAAGAGGTGCTTCCGCTCTGGCTTCTCGAAGATGATCTACTGGAACTTCTTGATGATGATCTGCTGGAACTTCTGCTATCACTTCGACTAGAGGATCTACTCGAACTTCTACTGGAAGACCTACTTCCACTACGGCTCGATGATCTGGATCCACTTCTGGATCCGCTACGGCTCGATGATCTGGATCCGCTTTTGGATCCACTACGGCTCGATGATTTGGATCCACTTCTGGATCCACTACGGCTCGATGATCTGCTTGCGCTACGACTTGATGATCTGCTTGCGCTACGACTTGATGATCTGCTCGCGCTACGACTATTACTCCGGGAAGAACTTTGGGATCTTGAACTGCTCTGACTAGAACTTTGTGATGTTGAATCACTGCGGCTCTGCTCTTGAGGAGAACCTATTGCGCTACCAGATTGGTTAAAGTTAATTGAAGATGGCATAATTAGACGTACCAGTTGAATGCGTTATATCCGTCTGCTGTAGAAGTGCTGGTGCTTGTTCCGGTTTCAGTTTGTGTTCCGGTTTCTGTGCCAGTTTCAGTTCCAGTTTCTGTACCAGTTTCGGTTCCGGTTTCTGTACCAGTTTCAGTTCCGGTTTCTGTACCAGTTTCAGTTCCGGTTTCAGTTCCAGTTTCAGTTCCAGTTTCTGTACCAGTTTCAGTTCCAGTTTCTGTACCAGTTTCGGTTCCGGTTTCGGTAGCAGTTTCGGTTCCGGTTTCAGTACCAGTTTCGGTTCCTGTTTCTGTTCCAGTTTCGGTTCCGGTTTCGGTAGCAGTTTCAGTTCCGGTTTCTATACCAGTTTCAGTTCCGGTTTCGGTGCCGTTTTCCAAAGAACTTTCTTGAGAAGCACCAGAGTTAACCCCTGATTCAGTAAAGCTTTCTTGAGAGATGCCAGAGTTAACCCCTGATTCAGTAGAACTTTCTTGAGAGATGCCAGAGTTAATCCCTGATTCAGTAGAACTTTCTTGGGTTAAACCATTGTTTTGAGATACTTCATTAGAATTATCTGATGTAGATCCAAGTGAAACTTGTGAATCTTGGCCTGTTTCAACTTGCGTCGAAACATTGGTTTGGTTTTTGGGGAATTGGTTAAGACCTCCCCCGACGATAACCTCGTAATCAAACTGAACGCTTTCAGGCAATGCCACGATCACGTTCTGACGACCAGAAATCACGCCATTCTTGATCGACAACAAGACATTGTTGATGGCACTGGCTACATTGGATAGTTGAATCAGTGGCATAGTGTTAGAATCTCCAAGGTGTCATGACAAAATTCATTCCAGGCCCCGCATCGGGAGCCATCTTGGACAGTAAATCCATCGCCCTTTGCAACCCTGTTTGTGCAATCTTGGGGTCGTAATCATTAGGCCACAGGGGTCCTCCTACCATGCGGCTTAATGCCATCGGGAAGAGGATGGAGAAAACGTGCTCATCCGAAACAGGAAGGGGTGTCGGGCTAATGAGTTGTTTTAGAGTATATTGAAGCGGCCTTACCTCCATGTTCACCTTTAAGGTTAAAGGGCGATCTGGGATCGGGATAAGTCGCAGATAAAAGTATGGGGAGGCCCCGGAGGCCTGCCCTTGCGCTTCCACCACAAATCGCAAGGGATAACCTATCTGAGCCTCACCCAAGAATCTTCCCTCATCGGGTTGTCTAAGAAGGTATCGAACAAAGATCCCATTGTTAAATAGTTCCGGATCTCCTGAAAACCTTGCGAAGTTTGGAGCTAGTGGGAACGCATCCGTATAGTACGTTGCCGTTACTGACCCTGTATTTCCCTGATAAGGAAGATCTAGAGTATTGGTGTCGATGATGCGGTTCATCTGGGAATCCCCAGGGATCGATATGGAGAGTCCTATTAGTGACGGATCGACGCCTGTTATTGAGGTGCTTCCATTTGTCACCCCGACAACACAAGTGTTGGGAGCCTGAATGTTGAAAGTAACATTTGATTTTACCCTGTATGGAGAAGGGGCGGCGGCAAAAAACTCGGCGATTGCCGAATTGATGGCATCCAGGACTTCTGTGGCATCGTCTGCCGGCATGGAATGGATGTCCCTTACCTTCAGGTGACGGCAAATGCGTGATGCAAGTTGGAGAATTGTCGTACTCATTAGGATTTACCTTGTTGCGGATCAACCTCCGTATCGAAGTCCTCCCTTGGCTTGGGGTTGAGCAGTTTAAGTTTTTCAATCGCTTTGTCGTAATCTGCGGAGAACATCTGGGCTTCATCCTTTAGGATCCAATAATGAGATCGCATTGCATGACCGCGAGCTAGTGGCATGAGGTATGTTTCCATCCAATCAAGCGGGATCGGGAGCGTAACGGCATTGAGTGCCGCCGCTCCGGTGGAATGATTGGCCGAGTAATTGGCAACCAAAGTTCCATCAAGTTCGGGCACCTCGAAGGTCGTGACAACAGTGACGGTTAGCGGTGTTCCGCTTACGGCACTTGGGGTAATGTGCAGAATGCTTCCTGGGTTTGCCGTGTAGGTACGCTCTAACCAGAATGCTTCTGGGGATCCTGCGGTGGCACTTGGGTTGTAGGTTGCCGCATACCAATCCAATTCTTCCTTCCGGTTTAAGGGGCGCAGTCTTGTGATGCCATCGGGTCCGATGACCTCGATGACTCTCGTGCTTTCCTGAATATTGAGCGGTTGATTTGCTACATTCGAGCTATTGGATCCAAAGGTAACATTTGTGTAAGTGGTGAACCTGAAGAACTCCCCTGTCTCACGGAAAATATCCTGAATTGCCGCATTGATGGCATTGGTGGCGACATCTGCAATAAATGCCGGTGCATTGACTGGCTGTTCCATCCCCAGGAGGCGATAGAGGTCATCGACGACCTTGGAGAGGTTCAGCATACTCATAATCAGAAAGTTATCTCTGCCTCAGAGGGCTGTTCTTTTTTGGGACGACCGGCTTTCTTGGGAGGATTGGCGTTGTCGTGTACGATTTCCGGATTTTGATCGACAAGTTCCTTTGTCGTGTCGATGTGATCGACAAGAGGTGTTTCCTCGTCACGGCCATACGGATCGACATAGATCTCAGGAACAACATGAAGGCGAGGCTTGGGAGCCGTGAAAATGTCGCGTGCTACCTTGTTGAACTCCTTTGGTGTCAGTTCACGGCCAAGGTAGATGTGTTTTGCGTATTTCTGATTCCAGACAAACGGATAGGACACGCCACTGCGTCCGGTGTGGTTCACAGTGAGTCCACCGGATCGGTTGGCATCGGGAATTGTCATTAGGAATTTAGGCATTGGGAAAATGGGTGGTGGAGGTTCCTATCCAAGGAAAGGAGGGGGGATTTCTCCCCCCTCCCCGGACTGCGGGATAGGGCGCAGTCCTTGGGAGTCGTTTTTAGCTGACGACAGGCAGGCTGATTCCGGCGTATGGGATGGCGTGCTCCATGACCAAGAAATTGGGCATGATGCCATCGACACGCTGGTAAGGGCTTTGCCCGAAGACGCTGGTGATGTAGGTCGTCTTCACGAACTCACCATCAAACATCTGCTCGGTGCGCTCGTTCCGGAAGCGGCCATAACCACGGACTGCGGCATTGGCACCCAGAATGAGTGTGCGACCAAACGGAACACCCTTGGCGTTGGTCTCAAGGATCAACGAACCGACTGGGTGTGTGTTGGTGATGTTGGCGTCAGACCAAGGACCTGCGGCGGTTCCAGAACCGACTACCTGACCTACAGTGTGCAGGGCAAAGGAAGTTGCGGTGGTCGTGGAAGGCACGAGAGCCTGGTTGACAGTGAGGGCGTTCAGGCCACTTCCATCCAGCCCATTGGCATTGTAGCCATAGAAGCCGTACTTGCCCTGATTGGAACCAGTGAGGTTCACGATCAGGATGTAGCGCTGGGTCGTCGTTGCCGCGAGGCTATCGGTGTAGGTGAAGCGATAGGCGTAGTTCGAGAAGAACTCGAAATAACGAGCCTTGATCGCCGCCGCCGCCACGGATCCACCTCCGTAGATGTTGAACGATGCCGTGGGATTGTTGATGGCATTGCCAAGGAGGGCCTTGGGGTTCATCGCACTTCCGATTGCACCATAACCATCGTGATCGAGCGGGTTAAACTCGCGGATCACATGACCGTTCACATCGACATAGCCGCCGGTGAAGATCGGGTTCTCATCACCACGGACGCCTGCATAACGCAGAGCCTCCAAGTAATCAGAGCTATTCTTCAGGGGCACGAGGGCTTCACCGAGTCCAACCGTCACGAAACGATTGATCTGGTTCTTGCCTACCTTGGAGACCAGAGCAGGGCGTGCTCCGAGGGTCTTGAGGCGCTGACCTGCACTGATGATGCTGTCCATGCTGATGGTGTCAGCACTGGTCAGGGAATCGCGGGAAGAAACCTGATTTGCATAAATCGTGTTCATTGCGTTGCCCTTGTTGATGAACATCATCTGAAGGCGCTCGGTCTTCTTGCGACCAAGCCACTTGCCAAGCTGTTCGGGAACACCGGCCTTCAACTCCGCGAGGAGTGCAGTCTGGTCTTCCGTACGCAGGTTGAGTGCGGTGGCGTGACGGAGGTAATCCACCTGAAGGGTGTAATTACCTACGCGGAACTCTTCCGCGTTGTCTCCGATGATCTCGTCGCCCTGGACACCATCACCATAGAGACCGGACATCGTGCGGAACACGATTGACTGTCCAGCGCCTTTAGCGAGGTCGGTGACGGATTGGATGGGGGCTTCGGGGCCGGAACCCTCGAACTCACGGAAGTAATCTTCCATCTGCTCGGAGAGATCGACACCCTTTTTCCAGAGCTTCGGCAAGAACTGCGAAGCCTGTGAGGCTAGATCGACGGCCAAGTTAGCATTGGCTGGGATATAGTAGGTATCTGCTGAATTATAAGTAGGCATGATAAGGTTTTCCTATCTAGGAAGCACCGACTACCTGACCCTTATTCAGATCCGGCACACGCCGGCAGAGTGGGCTGTTACCTACCCAACTTCGATGCGATGGCGATCAGATCGTCCATCGATTCGGCCTTGGATAAGAGGTCGTCGAAACTTCCATTGACGACTGCTTGGCTAGGCCTGCTGGTGCGGGCGTTTGCCGGGGCAATCGGTGGGGTTGTAGGACGTCCGTTAGCCGGAGCGGCGGGAGTACGAGCCGAAGTGGTTGCCTTGGGTGAAGAAGTCTTCTGCCTTGGATCGCGTGGTGGGATTCCGAGTTCGTTTGCCGCCATCTGAGCCACCTTGAGGGGCTTATCGGCGCTGTAATAGAGGGGGTTTTCGGAATCTTTAAGCCGAGCATCGATCTCGATCATCTTCTGGACAAGGGGGCTTTCGGCCTTTGTCACATCGGGATAGAGTTCGACCGCTCGGGTCTTACTGGTGGCAACAGTGGTCTCGAAGCGAGCGGCCTCCTGTGCCTGTTGCTGTGCTTTTTGAACACGGATATTGCCGATCTGATCCTTCGCGGCCTCGATTTGTTCATCGAGTTCCGGGATCTTATCAAGCTCCACGTTTTTGAAAGCATCGGCGCGGGCGGCTTTAAGTTCTGCAAGCCTAGAAGTAATTTCCTGTTCTGAAGGAAGAACTGGCTCCGGAGTTGCTTCAGTGGTTGGATCCTGTTGTGACTGGGGGCTGACGCGGGCAAGAGCCTCGGCCAGAGTCATGTCGGGATTCCGCTGACGAAGGAGAACTGCTTTACGCTCGATCTCGTTCCAGTTTCCGATCCTGATCCTTTCTGGAAGGCGTGCGTCTTCTAGGGGGATGTCAGGATTGACCTCTGTTTCGGGATCAACCGCCGCCTCTTCAGGAACTTCCTCTTGAGAATGTTCTTCTGTCTGTGCTTGCGTTGCGTCTGCCTGTTTGGGGGCATTAGCAAGCGCCGCTTCGATATTTGCGATCTGCTGGTAGTAGCCTGCTTCATCCAAAGCCTCCACATCTAGATCGGGCTGGATCGCCGCTTCCGTCGTGGGAGTGTCCTGGGTTGAAGTTGCTGGAACCGAAGCAGGAGCCTCCCCTGTAGGCAATGCCGCCAGGGAATAGGTTTCTTCGGACGTCTGGGTTAGAGGATCGGCTTCCGCCAGATTGTTACTCATAGGCCCTTACATAGCCTGAATGTTTTTTATACGTCTATGTTATTCTCTTGTCTGTTGCCTTAAATTGTTATTTTATCTTTTTTCACATGAATGCGATTTATCCAGAAAATATCAGGGCAAAAGCCGAGCAACACTTACTTGCGCTTAATGCACTCAAGGGGCAACCGGCTTGGAAGCACTATCTTCTTCCAAGGTTAGCGGAACATGAGGAGAGTGCATTACAGGCAATGCTTGAAGACGACATCGATGCCAATGAAAGGGAGATTCGGCATCGGATCTGGCGTGCAATTCAATCAATGGCTAAATTTCCAGAAACGGACGAGCGATCCGCTAGATCAATCGTCAATTCTTAAACAGGAACAAAGGGTTGTTCCTTCTGCCGGAGGTGTCCATAGGTTTGTTCGTTAAGATCATGCCACGCTACATGATGAACAATCTCTGTTTTGCCATCACGCTCACGGCGCTTGATATGGTCGCATACAACATGAGGGACACAGGCAATTCGTAACCCTGCTGGCTTCCACCTCCTGTAGCAAAGGTGCAAATCTTGAGTTCCATGTCCGGAATAAGATGAGAAATCCGCAAGTGCCAAAGCGTGCTTGCTCATGAGAGTGCACCCCAATCCGCACCAGTCCGATGGGACAATCGCACCGAGGCCGATGGCCGGATATGCGAAGTCCAGCCAACCACGCTTTCTCCATCCATGTTTGGCCGTGATTTCCCAGATATTTCCGTCAGGGGGTGATTTTTTCACCCATTCACGAAGTCTTGCCATTCTTTTCATTTCCCTCTCTGCGGATTTTTTATCATTTACTGACTTCAATCGTTGTTCCGATTTTTCGAGCAACAGGGAAAGCCTTGGTTTTAGTTTACGCTCATGAGGCTTAAAATCTTCGTAAATATGTTCATTGTGGCTTCCATGCCCTCCTAAAAAAAGACCATTGGGGTAAGTTCCAGCGGCGACCTGATAGTAGGGATTACCGACAGCATCCGGCATGGAGAGTGTCCACTCAAGAACTCGAAGTGCATTTGCCGGCGGTATGGTGTCACTTTCCACCGACCAACAGATATCGCTCTTAATGCGTCTTGCAAAAGCAAAAGCCGCACCCTGAAGTTGTGCAATACGAATTTGAGCCTCTTGCTTGTAATTTTTAACATCCTCTTCGATGGGCAATCTAATGACACTGATTTTCCAGTTTTCGGGAAGCGTGCTTTTTGCGAACTCCTCGGCTTTTTTACTTTCTTCACTAAGATCAGTTGCAAAAATAAAATGCCCCTCGTCATGATGAGATGCGGCAACTGCTATTGCCCTGATGAGAACCCCCCATGCATGGAGATACGATTTCGTGGCGGCGGTACAGATAGTGATCATAGAATCCCGGAAAAACCACTTCTGTAATCTGTAAATGTGGGCATACTCCAGAATCCCTTCGGTGATATTGAAATTGTCTCACTGGGCATCAAAGTGAAGGTTGTGGATGCAGTAGTCTGTGTTCCCCATGGGGGATCATATGGATAATCGGCTACAAGCAATGAACTTTGTGAGTTAGAAGAATCAGAAAATGTAGTGATTCCGGCCAACCCCTGCCAACTCATGCATATCTCAAGACTTCCAGTGAACCATTCTGGCATAGAAAAAACATACTCATTGTTTCCCTGATTATAAGTGGATTGAAAATAAGATCGTGAAATCTGATTGCTTGTCTTAAATGCAGATGAATTTGTTGTCTGAGAAGATCCCGATAACGAAGTCCAAGAAAAATTGGTTCCTTCAATGGAAACACCCAATGCATCTTTGATAAGACCATATCCAGGCAAGAAAGGATCAGTTATTATGCCAAACTCATCTCCATATATCTCTGCCTTTCCAGGAAGAAAGGCCCAACCATTATCATTTCCATATTTGGCTATTCCCAAAACCGTAGGATTTCTAGTCGAATTTACAGGAAGTGGAAATTCATAATCTAGAACAGAAGTGGTTCCTGATTTATCAAAGAATACCCAGTAACTTTGTTCGGTGTAGGTTGGGTATTCATAGGTAACTGTCGCTATAAGATAGTTATTGTAAGGTGTAACAAATGGTAAAAAGTATGTTAGTGCGGAGTAATAAAGATTTCCATCGCTATCGCCATAAAGGGGATTTCCTGCAAGTTGACCATAGGGTGTTACAAATGTTGATGATGTCTGACCGGGACTTATTGAATCAAGGGCAGTTGCATACACTGCGTAATATTCAAGTCCCCCTGTATATGTCAGGACTCCACCATCAAATCCATCATAGGTAACTTCTGTTGTGGTTGTTGAGTCAACCTCGATGGTATAAGATGTGGAAGTTGTTGGTTCTAATGATTCACCTTTATAAAAGCCATATTGATTTCTCCACATCCTATCATTATTCCATGAAGTCAGTGCATCTACTTGATTATATGGAAAACCATCTAGCCAAGAAGTAATAGAAGAGACTGAAGAACTCGAAGATGTTGTGGTGTTTTCTGAAGTTGGATAATTGATAGTGAAAGTCGCCGTAAATCCTCCGAATTGTGCCGTTTGATCTGAATCGGTAGTTGGGTTTATTGGACCTCCAACATGATTTTCTCCAACTCCATATATGGTGTGTTGTTGTCCATCTACTTGAAGTTGTTGGTATGTTGATACGTTTGAAAGATACCCTGACATACCTGGCGAAAATGTTTGAAAATAACTTGTGCAGGTGATGTTCCAGGCAGATGGAATGTCAGTTGGCAACTGCCCATAGTTGGGATTTGTTACTGAAACAAATGAATAAACAGAAGAAAATGATGTAATTGTAACCGTTGTGATTTCAGCACTTTCTGGATACCAGACAGTTGTAGTTCCGATTAATCCATCGGAACCTCCATTTGAATCAAAATAAACCCAACCAACTGCCGTATCGTAAGAATACGAACTATATGTTGACTCCGTAGTTGTTAGTGGAGTTAAAAATCTGTACCTATCTCCCGCTTCTCCAACACTGAAAGAAGATGAAGTCGTCGTATTAACATACAACGTATAAGTAGATGTTGTTAAAACCTGAAAATTATCAAGAGCGGTATAATTTGGCATAATATTACCATGTCCAGTAATACCAACTGGTAGAGGATCCTGTTGAATCAGTAGTTGAAAAGGCAACTGTGGATACAAGGCTTATCCAATTTGCAGATATAAAATTGAATGTTTTATTGTTTTTATGAGCATACATTCCAATGGGTATATTTAATAAATTTGGAGGGGAGTTTTGTGAAATTGTTTGGGGAATAGGCAATGTCCCTCCACTATTCAGAACCACGGAATTGACCGATCCATCTTGTATCGTACACGTTGCCCATACATACAGATCGCTGTCTGAAACACTTGGGTTAAATGTTAAAATGTTTGAAGGTAAAAATCCTGCGACAATACCAGGGGTAATCGTCATCTGGCCCCCTTCAACAATGGGTTGAAAGGGAATGCCTGTCGTTTGATCTAATTGCAGTGCCTTTGTAAGAATATCGCGGGAACCTGGTATGGAAACCCTGACTAAAGGAAAGTGTTTATCTACCTGTTGCGCTTGCTGATGAACAACATTTGAAATCTGATCCATTCCTGCGGCTTTATTAAAAGCCATAAATGGGTCATAGTTCCCCCTATTGGACTCGGCAGATTGATTGAATGCCTCAAAAGGATCCATAATCGGATTACCTTACCGGCATGATTTGTCCGGGGTCGTTGATAGGAATGTTTGCGGCTGGCTCTTGGCTCTTGTCAGTATCCTGATCAACAGGAGTTCCATCTGGATTCATCTGCGGTGGTTGTGGTGCAACTGGGGTAATGATCTGCTCGGCCTGCTCGATCTGAAGGGCCTTTAGTGCCTGAACATAGAGCAATTTTGCCTTTTCCTGCACGTTTGGTTGAAGCTGATAGAATTGGTTGAGAAGATTTGCCGCCTGAACACTACTTTCTAGCATTTGTTCGCTCTTGGATCTGGTAAGAAGCAACTCCACATCAATGTCTAGGTTACGAACCTGATCCGGGGTCAGGGAAAGAACTTCTTTGGCATCTCCATTTGTCACAGTGAATACCTCTTCGGCATCCATGTTCTGATAAATGATTTCTGCGGCTGTTCTAAGAACCTCCGTAAGACCTGGCTCCAATGCCTCTAAATAAAGGCTAAACATCTCATTTCCTGATTTCTCGATATTCCTGACTCCGGTGGCGAGTTTTGCACTGGGAAGACCAGCGGCCTGACCATCCATCGCATTCACCACGCCGCTTTCCAACTGCATGAGTTGCATAAACGTCTCCATCATTTCAAAAAGATTGTTGCCCTTCACTTCAGGCAAAGTGACATAATCTAGGGCATCTTCCTTTTTGCTCCCAGGAAGGAGCGTATAGGTCATCCCGGTGTTGAGAACTAGATTAGGATCACGCTGTCCCTCAAGCGTTTTGCTTGGATTCCAGAATGTCGTCCTACCTGCGGCACTTTCTGCAAAATTGCGGCGATTGATACACAGATCAATGAATTGCTGGCTGAGTTCAAATACTTCCATCCCCCCTACCCCATGCCAACGGCCATCGATGCCATTGATGCGGATCACTGTGAATGGACGTTTTCCGGATGGTGAGACATTTCCAAGGTAATCGTAAAAAATCGGGGACATCGTGCGCTTGTCGATCACCAGCATGATTTCCTCCACAAGGCCGTCCCCATCTGCATCATAGGAAAGATAGCACTCGGCAATTTCGGAGGTGGGGTTTTCGGTACTATTGTCCGTTTGGAGTTCACCCCACTCGTATCGGGGTTGATTGCGTCCTGTTTTGGGCACGTTCCCATCACCGGACATATTTTTTAGAAGATCCATCATCTTCTGGGCATTTCGTACATCCTCCTCCGTTGTCGGTGGATTCATGATGTCCCTGCGGCTATATTGGTCGATCAGGGACATGACAGGTAAATCGTAGAGATGGCAGATAAAGTCGGCGCTCTGAACATCCTCTGCTGTCAGTGGGCACAGAAAATCCTTGTAATAAACAACTCCGCAATCAGGCCCTCGATAAAGGCTGTTTTTCTTGGTGATCATTTTCGGAGCAAAGATCGGAATCTCCGGCATCGGGGTAATTTGATCGCGCTCAAGAACCATTCCACCAAAAGGTTGCCCTGTAGCTGGATTCATTCCCTGAACAAAAGAATCTTCCTCTGTAATTGGTAGTCCGTCAGTGCCAAGAATCTCGTTACCCTGCTCGTCAACTAGGACGTTTTGCATGGTTTTGTAGATCATGTCTCGGTTCTTAAAGGTCGTTTTGACAACGGCCTCGCCACGGATAAAAGCGTACTCGATTGCTTTTATGAGTTGGTTTTTGACGTTTGTTTTATTTTCGATCTTCCACTGGGCGTGTTTTTCAATCGTCTCGGCAAGTTCGTCATCCTGTTGTGCCACCGGATACACTCCAAACCACGGATCAGTTCCAAAGAAATACTCAACGGATCGAGCGATCATCTGGCGAACCATGCGTCGTGTGACAGGAAGCGTCAGATTACTTTCCTTAAAGATTCCACCTACTGCCCAGCGCCTCCACTCGACCTTATTGTGATAGGTCATTTCGTAGTAATCACGCTTACCCATGAAAGTTCTTCCCCCAGTGGGCTTTTCGGGATCTTCACGCTCGAACCAGTTGTGCCAGAGAGTAATTGTCCTGCCCAACTCCACTTCAAGTTGTTCGATGCGGGTCGTGGCAAGTTCCATCAGCTTATCCTCGGTGGCACGATCAAGCCGCAGGGAACTAGGGAAAGGTACCCTGGGGGCATTCGGGTCTAATGCCGGTGATACGTCAGGGAGTTTCCTATTATCTAGGGCGTTTGTGGCTTGGTTGTCTGAAGAAATCATATTTTCGTCTGTGATTGCGTTTTATACTTGTGTTTTGGGTTTATAGCCAGCCTTCTCTTTCAGGATAAATTCATACCAGAGCCACGATTTTTCAGGATTTCCAGATCCCTCATGGAGTTGCCAGTTTCGAGCCTCCTTTGCCATTTCTTCTCGTTTCTTGGGATTAAATGCCAAGCACGAGGCGTAATAACTGGCCTCATCTGCTGAATTACAGAGAAAACCAGTCACTCCGTGCTGAATTTGTTCCTTAAAACCCTGAGTATTTGATCCTATTGGGACACATCCACTAAGCATTGCCTGGGTGGTGGAGATTCCATAACTTTCTAGGAATGGGTAGTAATGAAGCAGACAATGGCTTGTCGCGTAAAGTTCCGACATCAGCAATGGATCAGAAATATGATCATTGAGAATGACATTGAGTGAACCATTCCACTTGCTCGATGGGTCACAAGGATTTCCCACCTTGTAAAGCGCCTTTTCCCCCCATCCGGCCACCTCTATCTGAACCTTAATTCCAGCCGGTGCCATGATGGAGCTAAACATTCTCCAACTCTCTTCATGCCATTTTTCAGAATCATCGCGGGAGGCTTTGAGCACCCTGAACTCCTTGCGATTTTTCTTTTTGGGGGCAAGCGGCATATAACGACTCTTGGGATTGATATAGATCTGATACCCTTTGCGGTGACAGATTCTTGTCCCCTTTCCGGCGGCCTTGACAAGTTGAGGGCCAACAAGATCTCCATTACTTGTCGTTTGAAAGAAATACTCATCGACAAGGCCATCTTGGATCGCACTGATCTCGGCATCGATCAAATGGGACATACAACTACTCCAGATCATCCATTTTGGCCTGTCTGAATACTGCCTCATGTAGTCAAAGCACTTGTCCTCTCCAAAGCTCATCAGGATCTTGCACTCCTCGAACATACCTGGCCGGTAATGAACGACCGGCACTCCGAGTTGCCTTAAAAAGTTAGCCCTACCACTATCTACGATAGGGTCTCCCATTGGCACGATGCACCGAACAGGTACATTTTTAGATTTCAGGAGTTCTATTGCACCAAGGAGTTCAGGACCACATCCTCCGGCCTGATGAATGATTCCAAAAAACGAAATCACTGAACTTCCTCCATTTTTACGCCGTAGATTACGTTAAAATGATGCTCGCAGGATTCTTGGAAAGTAATGCCACTGCAATTTAGAGAAAGATCTGCCAAGCGACTATAGTAATCATGAGATCTGCGTTTGATTACTTCTTTTGTGACATAATGTTGAGATCCCCATACACCGCAACTATAGGCAGGAACATGATACTCAGGCGGAACAATCCATGTCAGATTCCCAAATGCAGATCCTTTTCCGACACTTGTATGGAAAGGCCTAGAATTGCAGAAATAATCAAAAATGTTTGTCATTTTTTCCCTATTCACTTCTAACAGAATTTCACTGGTATGCCCTATGAATGGTGCTCCTTGTAAAAAAACAATGATGTCATCCAGATTTTCGTAATTTCTGTCAATCCAACGAATCCACTGACCGCAATCCCATCCCCCATTAGGAGTTTTTTCAATTTTTGCATTGATACCTTTAGGTATTTCCGGAACTTCACCTGCCTGAGAAATGGTGATGGAAAAATCTTTAGGCAACGCAGTTAGCCATTGAAGTTGCTCTTTGTAATGCGCCACGACAACTCGAACACTTGGCAATTTATTGATGGGCGTAGAAATAGTGGCGGAAAGGTATTCAGTATTGTTTTTCATAGGTGGTGGTTTTGTGTCTGTTTTAATTTCCAAAAAGCATCTGCTGGATACTCTTTGTTTTAGGCCTCATTGAGGACAATACCTGTTGTTTAGCGTCCTTTCGGCTCTGTTCAAGGATTTTATGGACAAGTTTATGGTCTTCCTCAGTGGGATTTTTAGCCATTTGTGGAGTGATTGCGGCGCGGGTAGCTTGTTGGAATGCTTTTCCTGCTAGTTCCGAATACTTCCGGAACATCTTGTCATCCATGTAGTGAACTTTACCTGTCACTGGATCGACATACCTGCGGGTTGGCTTATCCGGGGCAAATGCCTCGTCCGGATGCTTGGCATTCCAGTTGGCAAAAAGCCTATCTGCCGGTTCGACCTTGGGTACTTCCCTACCCTGCATTGGGGTCAACCTAGAAACCATAGTCCCCTCTTTCTTGATGGGATTGCCATAGAGATCGATCCTGGGTTCATTGAGTGAACCAAATGGCAATGCTGATTGACCTACCCGCTGGGCAATGCGTGGGATGAGTTCTTTGGGGTTGCCCTCAACGCTTGTTTCCCTGACATAAGGATCTGATGCCCGGATTGGCTGGCGTAACAGGTTGGGCACAAAGCTCGCGGCAAAGTTTGCCGCCCAGTCTGCGGCGTTTTGAGGGTCACTGGTAACTCCGGCGATATCTTTTAATCCTTTACCAAAAGATTTTTCCTGAAATTGATTCCATATACCGCCAAAAACCTGCCCTAAGATTTCTTTTCCACTGGCTCCATCGCGAGCAGACTTTGCGGCTCTAATCATGTCAAGGGTTGTACCAAGGACTGTTGCAATAGGCTCGATGCGGCCATAATTGTAAGTGGTTCCATTGACCTTGATATGATAGGCAGGAACCCCAAGACGTTCGGATAATGCCTTGTCTCCCTTGTTGTGGGATTCACTGCTTCCAGTAAATAGGATTTTTTTCTTGTCGTCGTCCTGATCTCCTGCGGCGGCACCCCAGAGAGCGGCCATCAACGACCATGCGAGAATCTGCTCTGAAGTGTCTCGGATCATTTCAGCGCCGGCATAGGGATGGGGGTTAAGTTTTCCGTCTTGGAATTTGTAAAAACCCTCTCGCCCCATCTTGTAGAGCATGGTTGCCGTACCTATAGGTGATTTTCTAATTCCTACGCGGGGGATATTGTAAAGAACGCGTACAAAGGGTATGAAGAATCTTCCAGGAGTATATCCCCTGAGGCCACGTTGAAGAGCTTCCGCTCCGGCCTCGACGATGTTGCCACCCGACTCATCCATGTTCCGAAGTGGTGTCTGGAAAGCCAGATTTACGGCATGGCTAACAGCACGCTCCCATGATTGAGATCCAGGTGTCGTGATTTCGCTTTGAATGTATTTCGCCATCTCATCGCCTTCATATCCCTCGGCCTTGGCAGATCTGTAGGCCTGTGCCCCGACTTCCATGTGGGCGATGATGGTTTTCACGGCATCGTCCATGAAGGCCAGTGCCCTCATTGGCATACGGATGATCCTGCCTGCCTTGCCGGGAATAGCGCCACTTGATGCATGACCGACGATCTGCCCCTGATCGAGCTTCAGATTGTGACCCAACAGATCATAGTCGATCATGGATTGTTCGGCGTCCCATGCACGAAGGCCTGCTCGGACAGCATTGCTTACCCCTGGAACGATTCCTTTCATGATATATTTGAACTCTCCCATCTGAGTTCCCTCTGGATTGCCGATTGCCGAATTTACTAAAGCCTCCATGCCTCTCTGTATGGTGTAATCAATCGCTCCATTAACACCCATTCCGGTAAAGTTAGCCGCGTGTGTCACCATTCCTGAAAGGATTGAGGACATCCAGTATTCGTGAACCATGTTTAGGGCATTTCCGTTACTTGCAGAAATGGTACGTCCCAGTTTGATCGCATCGACAGGATCCGCGATATTGAAAGTGCGATTGGGCTTCTTCTTGGCAAGACCTGCATCCTCACCCATTCCCATGAGTTCGAGTGCTTTCTGAAACTCGGATTCAGCTTTATCAAGGTTGATTGGAGATCTGGAGTTGAGTCCGGATGGCGGTTGCTCGATGTCACTGGCACTCATTCCTTTCTCGAACTTGGCAAAATGCCTTGAACGGAAGCTGTCTTGAAATTGTTTCTTGAGGTTTTCGACCTGCTTGACGCTTAATCCGGTGGCTTTTGCAGTGTTTTCAAATGTTTTTCCCTTCTGAAGGAGCCTGATTGCCGTTTGCTCATTGGGACGGAAACTTCCGATCAGGTTTTCGCTGACCTTGCTTCCGATCAAGGAGACCTTGACCTCTCCGTTGAGGATGTCGTCAAGAGAGACGCCCATGCTTTCGAGAGCTTTCTTTGCTGATTCCATCTGGGCATCGACGATTTTTGAAAGAGCATTAGACTTTTCTGCGGCATCTTCTATTGCATCGATCCTACGAGATTCTTCAGGAGATGGTGAAAAGATCATCTTTGCCAGAAACTCACGATGGCGATCTGCCGGTGACTGAAAGGGATCCACGCGGGATCGTAATCCCCTCGCCTGTTCGGTTCCTGTCTGACGATAGGCATAGATCAGTTTGGCAAGTTCGGCACGTTTTGCGCTGTCGGTAGAGGCTCCGGCGAGTTCACGAGCCACCATCATCTGAGCGGCCTTTGTCTCGGCAGGATTCAGGGTTCCGCCATTCATTCCGGCATCCATGATCCGCTGGCGAGTACCAGCATAGTCATTATCAAGAAGGTTTTTCCCCTCTGCGGACCACTGGGATTCTTTCTGCTTGGTAGCGATGGTTTTTCGGTACTCATCAACTCCCATGATCTGCGGATCAAGGGCACCTAATCCTAATTTAGGGTTTCCAATGGTACGACTTCCGGATTTCTCTGCCTTGGCTAGATTTTGCCAATCAGAGATGTCCCTCATGGCATTTTCCACATCGCCTTTCAGGTCAGATCCTTCTGGATTGAGTGGGTTTCTTGCAAAAAGAGTATTCCTTCCCGACTGATCGGGTGGCGTGGGGCGATCATTGATCCCCTTAAACATGACATCAAATGGAACAATCTTGCCATCTGGCCTCTTAATGAAGTTTCCCTCATGAGCATCACGCATGAGGATTCCTGTATCTCCATGCTTGTATTGACCATATCCATAGTCCCCGGCAAATGGCTCCCACCCCTGAGTTTTTAGGTATTCAGGAAGATCATTGCCGGTAGGGTGCAGGCCTTCGAGGTAAGGTTGGGAAGTCCAGATGGATGGTTTTCCGGTTTTTGGATCTTGGCTTATTCCAAGGAAATCAACTTTTGCACTTGGAACCTCCCGCGAAAACTCATCTAGCCTCCGTAAGTATTGGAAGGCTGATTTGCCTGGGAATCCATATTTTCCATTTGCCGTAGCCTTAACAAGGCGCTGGGTTCCATCGCTTCCTGTTATCTTCCAAACATGGTGCTCTGTTTGGCCTGCATTATTTTTGTCTTTTGAAAACTCATCAATAGCATCTTGAGGGATGATCCTATTGTTTTCTTTTGCCCAATCAATGAGGGCCTTGTCATGATCCCCGATTACACGATTGTCGCTGACGACCCCCGCATATTCCGGTGTTTTGCCCCCAGTAATTTCGACAAACGCGCGTTCCGCTGGAATTGCTTGTCCGACTCCTCCTTGCTCAAGGTCTGCGGAAGTGATTTCTCTGGGAAGAGCGGAGGGCGTCCGGTTTTCTGTGCTGTTTTCTGTGTTGTCATGCGTTAAGTCTTCATTATCCCAAGACAATTTGCCAAGGTTTTCTTGGGTGCGTCCGGCCATTTTATCGCGGATGGCCTGCATTTTCTCTTCTGGGCTGAGCGGTTCGCGGGAATCAAGCCCCTGCGGCTTTCCTTTGATGGGGGTATAGGATAGCTTTTCCCCATTGTCGGAAAGGAACTTGTAGAAGTCCTCAAGTTTACCAGGAAGCAGAGAGCCGCGCATGAAGTTTCCTTTGCGAACCATTTCTCCACCTGCGAAGAACTTGTTAAAGACAGGGTTTTGCCAGTATTTGCCACCTGACGCCTTGCTCTGGGGAACCTGAACAAACCGGACTTGTGACTGAATGGGGTCACTCGTGATCGTAAGTGTTTTATCTCCATTTTGGATATCGTAATCCTGAGCTTTTACAAAACTTTGGAAATCATTGATCGGTTGCCTGTTAAGATCCTGAGTTGCACGGATTTTGGTGAAATTGTTTGGGAGAAGGATACCCATCTTGCTTTCTCCGGAGTCAGTCGTGTAATTGATGACTTGGCCTGTGCCTCGAAGTTCTGCCAAGGCGGCAAGTAGATTTCCAGTAACGATGTTTCTGGTATTGGAAACGTCTGCGGTGGCATCCCACTCCCTTGCACCGCTTCCAATGGCAATCTGGAACTTGTCGATCTGCGAAGCCGGAACCTTCAGGGTATTTGTGGTGTCGTTTGTACGGATAGTGAAGATTTGCTTACTGGGTGTGATCGGGCTGGATTTATCAAGATCAACGGATTCGATGACGGCCAGGCCTTCTGACCCATCAGGTCGTGTGTAGGAAAGAATACGACCCATCATTCTCATTCCAGTGGCAACAGTGCTTGCCATCTGGCGTTGCTGGGCTAGGAAGCTCTCCTTCTTCTCATCCGTCCAGTTAAGGGATCTCTTGGCCTTAACCTGCTCGGCTTCCGTATAGAAGTCGCGGGCCATTTTTTCGTAGTTCTGCAAATCATTACTGGAAGTTGCCCTCTTGTTGGTGGCAAGCGTAGCCGCCTCATCTCCACTAATGGGCTTTTTACCCATCTCTGCATGGACTGTTTCCAGATAGCTCGGATCGGAAAACACCGAATCCCCATCTCCGGCGTGCGTAAAGACTTCACTGGCCGTTGTCTTGGCCTTAATGTCCATCGGCTTTGCTTCCAGATCATTCTGTCCCAATTCATTGAGATAACTGATGTGGGCATTGTATTCATCCGTCACCTTGTCCCAGAAGTTTTGCTGTTCCTCGACAGGAAGGACAGCCAGGTAACTGGTGATCATGCGGGCAGTATGGCCGTCCGGATGCTCCTCCATTGCTGATTTTATATCATCGAAACTCTTTATTTCCCCATCATCACTGAAAAAGTTTTTCTTGAGTGAACCGCCAAGGTTGAAAAGCTGATTGGCGAGATCCTTATCCTTCATGAGGAACCGGAAGGCGATTTCGTCACCATATTTGTTGTAGATGTCGGTGTTCTTGATCCCCTCACTGACATCGCTTTTAGCATTGCTGGTCGTATTGGCATTCAGTTTAGCCATCTTGCTTGCAAGGATCGCGGCTGGGCGCTTCTCTGCGGGAAGAGCAGTTTGAAGAAGCGTGTATTCCGGAAGCCTAACTTGCCCGGTTCGGTTAATGCGTCCCAGCGTTTGCATGAACTCGTTGATGTCCTGATGGGGCTGGGCAACGATCATGACGCGGGGAGACTGATCCTTGGCCGTCTCACTTGCATGGAGACTGACTCCGGTTGAACCACTCTGGTTCAGGATAACAAAATTCAGAGGGCTATTATTAAATGCCTTGATGACATTTCCCTTGTGAATGCTGGTTTTCTGCTCGTGATCTGGGCGTGAGTAGATTTCGTTGTATTCATCAAGCCTAGATTTCCGACCAGTGATTTCGTCAGTAGCAAAGTTATTACCCGATTTCTCAACCTTACTTCTGATATAATCGATTGGGGAAATGGGAAGATCACCCAGATCGGCCTGGTCGATCTCGGCGCGGGCATCCTGGTGGACATCCCACATTTTGCGTCGCATCAGTTCTTGAGCGGCCTTTGGATCTGCCTCAACAACCTTTGTTCCATCTGGAAGAACACCTTTTTTGACAATGGCCTGTGCAAGCTGATTGTCGCTGAGACTAGCGAACTCTGGATCAGGAACTCCTGTGATGGTGAACTTTTCGTGTTCGTCGTTGGCATTCTTTTTTCCAGTCTTAAAGGTAAGCATTCCATCGAGATACTTTTGGGTAATCCCCTTATAGGACATATCGTAGCCACCATTTTTAAGATCTTCGACGATCCCCTCCATCGTATTCTGGACAGTGACAACTACCTTTTTACCTTGACGCATTTCTTGAATTGCCTGTTCAGCGGCGGCATCTGCCTTGATGGCAAGTAGGTATTGACTGACTACATTGTGCAGTTGGGATGCAAAATCGCTATCCATAGCGATATTGGATCCTTTTTCAGCACTGAACCGCTTGGCCTGTTGGGAAATGACACCATTGATGGCATTGGCGGCTTGCTTCATCTTGTCCTGAACTCCCATGATCGTTCTCAGGGATTCGGTCAGGTTGTCGGCTAACTTGGCATCTCGTTCAAGATTCTCCTCGGTAATATGAGTATTAAATTTAATGCCCTCGAAGCTACGTTCGCGGCGAAGGTATTGACCAGCACGAGCAAGCATCTGAGATGCTATCTGCATGGCAGGGACTCCTCCGTGGTTCATCAGGTCAACAAGGCCATCCATTCCTCCGGCCATTTTCCCAAGAGCAGTCTTGAAATAAACACCCATTGTTTCGGGTCTCTTGATCGCGGTCGCAGAGGAGTAATAGGCGTGTTTTGCGTTATTCAAGAGATCACGCATCCGGTAGCCGATAGTCGATTTGCCTGCCGCCAGATGACTTTCATCAAGAATAAATACGGCTTTTGGCCCGAATGCTTTAAGAGCTTCCGTCCTCCATTTTCCAGGAGGTGCCTGACCATCCATTACCATACGCATTGCCACCTTTGTCGGTGCGGCCTTGCGGTCGGTATCGGACTTTAACTGATCATAAGTGGTGAAGATGGCATTGGCTCCGTTGTGTAGCTTTCCATTCTTGGTAGCTTCCTTCCAATAGGACTCTCCATAATTGAGCTTGCGATCCTTTGCGGCGTCAAAATCACGCGAGGAATCAAGAAGGGCTGGGACAATGTGTTCAGCGCCAACATCGACTAGATCGCGGGTAAGCATATCGCTTTGCAGGGTGCGATCTTTAGTGATAAAAACAGGGATAAGACCATTTTTCTCTGCCCATCGCATCAGTGCGGCGGCAATACGCCCCTTTCCGATACCTGTCTGATCTCCAATGATGAGCGCTCCATCATTCTTGAAGTTATGAATCGCGGCGGCAACGCCATCGACTTGCTCTCCGGATAGGTACTTCGAGATGTCCTCACCATCCTTGTAACCCAGTTCACTGTGCACCCACTTCCCTAGATCGCCATACTGCTCTTCCATTTTGGCAAATGCCTCCTTGGCGGCAGAGGCCATATTGGTCGGGATCAGTGTATCGACCCCCTTGACCTTGCTGAAGGGTTCGTAAGCTACTTGGAATTGATCTGCATCCGGAGTTAGTTCGTTTCCGGGTCGTGGGGGGTTATCTGTTGAAGGACGTACTCCACCAGATTGTTCACCTTCTCCCCTGGAGTTGTTTCCTGATTGCTCATCAGATCCTCCGGAACGTCCAAATTCGTCTTGTCCAGAACTGCCAACATCCATTCCTGAAACTGGCTCTTGGCCTCCGGACTGAATTTGTCCGCTGACAGGTTCGGAAGGGGTTCTTGGAGCATTGTTCCGCTCTGATCCTGTATTGCGTTCAGGATTTCCGACAGGTTCTTGTCCAGGGATGTTCTCTCCTCTGGGCTTTGAAAGTCCGGAGAGCCTACCAACCATGTCGCCCACTTTCGAGCGCAGGTCGTCCTCTGTGATTCTGTTTTGCTGGATACGTTGTTCATCGGTCAGTTGGGTTGTTTTCCAGAGATCATCCCATGTATTGATGATACGAGGGGCTTTGTAAGAAGGCAACGCGATCTCTGAAGGTTTCGTGCCGACTAGGGTGATGACATCCACCGGCCAACCCGCTCCCTGCTTCTTGTAGAGGTCGCCATTGACGGTGAAATGATCGACAACTCCGTAGTTGTCATAGAGATATTTGAAAAATGCTCCGCGCTGGCCTCCGGCGTAATAACTTTGGCGTGCCTCATCGGAAAGTTGTTTTGGTGGTCCTCCGATAATCAGTGTGGCGCGGCCACGATAGTCGCGATTGTCCACGACTGGTTGCATTTTCCGGTCTTGGAATTGCGATCTTGCCGAATGGTTTTTTTTAGCTTCCGCTTCTTCGTCCGTAATTAGCGATTCCAGTGCTTTGGCATTAATGGCATGATCGATCTGGGTGGTTTCCCCAAAAGGAGTTTTGAAAACTTTGGCCTTCCCATCTTCTCCCATGACAGATCCAAAGGGAGCATTTGTGATGACTCGATCTACTTTATCATTTTCATCCATTCCTGTTGCAACTTTTGGTGAGAACTCCGTTGCATCTTCAGAAGTAACTCGCGTATGCGGGTTAGGCATACCCGATTTCACATAGTTATCGACCCTGTTGGGATCAAGTTCGTTAAAATGAATGATCTGGCCGAAATTGGAATCGATTAACAACATTCCATGACCTGCTGATGGTTCATAAACCCGAAACCCATTTGCAAGATCTGCGAGTTTATCGGCAACATAAGCCAATGGCGCAGGAGTGGAATATGCCTGATTGATCTTTGATGTGCTTGTTTGTGCCCCTAATGTTGGTTGATTTTTGTAGAGATCAATTAACGATTTATAGGCCTCATCATCTTCCTGGCTATGAACGATATCTTTGGCGGCCATTACGATTCCGGCCTCGATAGACTCTTGGACTTTTTTGATTCCACCCTGTTCTGCTATGCCCTGATTATCGATTAAGTCTTTTACCTGAAAAGAATCGCCGCCTCGAGATGCTTCCTCTGCAAGGTCAGCGGATTTCATAATTAGTTCCCGATGCTTTTGATCTTTTATTTGTTCAGGAGTATATTCTGTTTTTTTAAGTTCTTTTGGCCCAGATGGATCATGCTGGTTGAGAAATTGCCATATCCTGACGACATCTTTTCGTTCTGCACCAGATGTTCTTTCTTCATCAAAAATACGTTGCGCGACTTTCCTTAGTCCATTAACCGAGGCTTGAACAGCTTCATTTCTGGTCGGGTATTCTGTATCGCTTGTAGTATTGAAAGGTCCACTGCCACCTCTCATGCTAGTATTGTAGGAAGTTTTCGTTACCCAGTTCCCATTAGGCCTTTGACCAACTTCAATTTCAGCATTATTTAGGGCATTTTTGCTGGGTAGTATTAGATGCTCGTAATTTGAAATTTGCGGACCATGCCAATCGTGAATATCTCCACTTCGATTCCCTGGTGTTGCTGGTTCTGGATGCTGTGGAAGTGGTTTATTCTGCTCATTAATCTCTGCAATCCGTTCAAGAGCCATTTTTTCAACCATCTTTTTACGATCCATGTAAGCGACTAGATGCATACCTGATGACATCGTTTCGTTCCACTGATTCAAAAGATCATTGACAGCTTCTTCGGTTCTTGTTTTTGCACTATTGATTTTTAACTCGATCTTTCTACCTTCTCCCCATGTTTTTGTTGCTTTGATTTGAGAATCTTTTAGGGATGCAATGTAGTTTTTCCTGATAAAAGCACTCTGTTTTTTAACCCAATCATCCACCTGGCGAGCATCAGTGAATCTATCAAGAATACTATTATTCTTGATTGTATCCCCTTCGGTTGAGGTGTCTTGAGTAGATTCAGAATCGATATTTTGACGAATTTCTGTCGATTTCGGCGTTTCGATGGGTTCTTTTGGCTTGCGAGCGTTGTCGAAATGCGTTTTCCAGTCGGTGACATCATCTAGGCTTGTGTCAACTGCACGAAGAAGGCTCCAGATTGCCTTTGAGTATTTAGGGAGCTTTTCCGGAGAGATCTCATGGAGTTTGGCGGCAAATGCCTCTGGGGTTTTGATCCCCTCATCAAGTAGTTTTTGAGCTACTTGCAGGCCTCCTATGATTTTGTCTGGAGGCAGACCTTTATCGAACGTCTCCTCTTCCTGATTTACTGCAATCGGCTCGCGGGAATCCAATCCATCTGCAAACTCCTTGAGTGCCTTGTCACCTTCTGAAAGAGGTTTTGGCTCTTCTGGCTTGATGTTCCTGGTTACAGGTTGTTCTAAAACGGCATTTTCGGGTGTTTTTTCGGGTACTTGCTCGTTTTTCTTACTTACCCATTGATCAAATGCTTCTTTGGATCCGGATTGAGTTGTAGGAAGTTTTAATCCGCTAATCCGAGTAAAAATCGACCTACTGATCTTGTTTTCTGGCAATAGATAGTCCGTCCATTTTCCATTTTCGATTGCATTATAGAGAGCGGGGGCAATTTTTTTACTGGCTTTAGCCGGTATTGCCTCATTACCAAGCATTTTCTCAATAATTTCAGGAGTATGCTTTTCAACATCAGGATTTCTTCTTGCCCACTCTTGAGCATCTATAGCCGATTTGAAATCAACGGCTTTTTTACCATCGTAATCGACAAGAGTTACTTTGTTTTCTTTACCCTTGGGTTCAAGAATCCATTTTGTTGATGATCCATCGTGAAAAGTAACTAGATGAGGGGATTCTTGAGAAGGTTTTGCCTCCTCTGCTGATGTAGGGCGTACCTTTCCTTCTTTGATGGAGACATTTTTACCCTGATCAACAGCCTCTGGATGAGTCAGGTTAATCATCTTTGCCATATAATCAGATGAGGCCGTCACCATCTGATCAAGAGCAGGGCTATACTGGGAGGTGTTTTCGGAAACTTTCTTTAGGCCGGCCAAAGCATCTCGCAGAAAGCGATAGACTTTCTGGATAAAGTTACCTGCCTCGGCGTTTTCCGTGATTCTTCCAGTAACTCGCATTTCTGCTAACTGACGACCCAATTCATTGACAAAGACAAAGGGATTCCGCGACCCCTCTGGTTTTTCGGAAAGTTGTTCTAAAATCTGAAGAGCGTTTTTGTGAGCAACATCATCTTTGCTCGAAACAATCCTGTTTCCGTCAGTGTGATAGCTATTCCATGAACCGATAATTGCTTTTGCAAAATCCTTTCCTAGATCTGTGTCCCCAAGGTTATTGAGGTCTTTGTGCATTCCGTCAAAAACATCAAAACTCCTCTTGTTGACATAATCATCGAAATTTCCACGGCTTGTTTCCGGAAGGTTTAACCATTCCTGTTTTGCATTAAGCAACCATCCTGCATGACCTATCTCCTGCGCGGCTACAGCATGGGCATACTCTATCGAGTCGCCATCATAGGTTGCCCCTCCGTAAATTGATCTACCTTGCCCTTTTAGAGCCGCATTTTGGCTAACAACAGGGTTGTATTTGATCGTGATGTTTCCATCTTTGTCAAAAGCAGTTCTGGCACCTCCTAGTCCGCCCTCCTTTTTAAGTTCATCTGCCCCCGACTGCTCGACCTTGATTCCAAGATCGTTTGAAACCTTTTCTAAGTTTCTGAAGATGTCTGCATGGATTTTAACTCTGTCCGATGCATTAGTGAAATTTGTGTTCCTGGCATTTGCTTCGATCCGTTGTGCAACTCTTGCTCTTGCCTCTCGTAATCCTGAATCGTCACGCTCTGATACCGGAGATGTTCCCACATCAGATCCTGATCCCTCGATGTTTCCTTCTGTTCCCTGCTCACCACTTCGAGCACTTCCGACAGGTTGTTGACCCTGTTCTGTAGATCCGCTCTCTGTAGATGCTCCGTTAGGCGTTGAGGGTTGCTGTTGTGGGGCAAAGGATTCATCAGGTGTGGGTTGCTTGGATTCTGGAGTGGATTCAGGCTTTGTAGGAACTCCTTCTGGATAAATGTTCCTGAGTTGTCCGGTTTCGTCCAATGGAATCATTTGTGCGGCAGTCGGCGCTTTTCCTTCCATCCATCGGGTAGCCGCATCGGTAATGATTGGTTTTCCCTGTTCGATTCGGACAAGAGGGGGCGTCTGGGTAGCCTGTCCTGTTGTCGGATCGGCAGAAACTCGTGGCTTGAGAAGTGAATCGCGCTCCTCTCCGGTCAGATGCTCGATAGGCTGGCCGTTTCCTAGCTTTGCAAGGCCTGTAGCAATCGTTTGATCTCCCTGATCGGGCAGAGAGTGGATTTCCTGTGCCGCCTTGAGGGCTAGATCGGATTTTTGGCCGGCATCCTGGGCTTTTGCCACTTCTGAATTAAGGATTTGTGCCCTCTGCTGAAGCGCATCTTGAAGATCAGAGTTGGCAAGCGAGAGATTTTGAGGGTGATTGATTCCATCTTCAACTCCCCTACCCTGCGATTTTTGGCCTCGTGCCTGTGCATCGGCGATTTGAGCGTCCAGTTGGGCAAGCTGACGTTGAGTTCCGGCAAGATCAGGGGCAGGAGTCGGGTTAATCTGGCGTGCTAGGGCGATTTGCTCCGGAGTATAGGGCTGGGATCCTTCTGGAAGGTTGGAGTTGAGGTTCTGTGCCGTTTTGACATCGGCTCCGTACTGCTTTTGCTTGTTGAGTCCCGGTTGCTCCGTTGTCGCTACATTCGAGTAGTGATTGTTTAGGTCGCCTACAAAGTTCTGTGTACCACCATTCTGATTATAGGCATTGATATCGGGTTGGGATTTATCAAAACGAGCCGACTCTACCGAACTCGGTTGCTCTTTTGCCGTACTTCCTCCAAGAGCACCTGACATGAGTGCCATCGGGGCCGCATCGAGTACCATTGATTTAAGATCTTCAGGAACATACGGCTTTCCATCGATCCATGATTGAACAACTTTTTGTGCTTCTCCGATAGGAATGCCGGCAAGCCATCCGATAACTCCCCTTTCCAAGAATCGGGCCGTTCCATTAACGAGATTGGCCGTAGTCGATGAGTCTTTTAACAACACTCTTCCACTTGTGGCTGACATGGGAATAACTCCTGTCAGGTCGGTCGCTACGGCAGTCGCAATTCCCTTTGCAACCGCTGAAGTAGTGTCTGCTCCTTGTTCCTGGGCTTGTTTGATTTGTTCCGATCCAGCGCGGGCGGCTGGAATACTCATGGCCTTCAACCCATGTTCAAAATGCGGAGCTGAATCTTTGATTGCCTGAAGGATCGTTGGAGCTTCATCCCCCAAAAGTTTAGCCCCTTGTGCTTCAGCGGATGCACCTCCAGTAGCGGCCATGAGGGGCAAATCTGCCGCCATAGTTCCTAGTCCATGACCAACTGTACCAAGATTTGAAAGTTGTTCAGTAGGCTTGATAGCACTTGCATCTACTCCTGGCTGGCCTATTCCGGTTTTGTTTTGGAAGTTTTTGATCTGCTGGACAGCCCAATCATAGGGTTTGGCGTCACTTCCTACCGCCTCTGCCGCTTTTTGAGAGAGATACGGCATGATTGTTGCCGCATCGATCATCATTTGGTTTGTTTTTGACGCCCCTTCGGTAATTCCCCTGCCTAATCCTTCCCAGAATCCTACTTCGCGTTTTGGAGTCGATTCTGGAACTTGTGGGGTAGGTTGGGACTGCTGGGACGGCACAGATGCACTCGAAGCAGGAGTCGCGATAGGTGTCGGACTCGAAGTTTGGGACGGCTGGGACGCCTGAATGGAAGTCGTTGTAGAGTTTTCGTCAGGAATGCGATTAGCGGAGAAATTCAGTGAGAATTTATTGGGATCTACATTGATCGTAAATTCACGCTTACCCGGTTGTGGTTGAATGACTCCGTTGTTGTTGTGTAAGGAGTTGACTGCCTGTCCCCTGACCTGCTCGATGGCATTTGCCTCCGCTCCCGCATGGTGCATTTCGTCATGGACATCCTGAAGCTGGGAAATAATCGCCTGCCTTTCATCACTGGAAGTAAATGTTCCATCTTGTAATTTTGCCTGAAGTCCCTGCTCTTTAGCGTTTAGTTGCTGGAAGCTGTCCTGATGCTTTTTAAGCATCTGATCCAGAGAATTGATGTCATCCTGCGTGGCAGGATCTTTCATAAAGGTACGTTGAGCCGCATCCCCTGCCTGGGTAATGATCTGATGCTGTTGCTCGACCTTGCTCTTGGTAAGGCCTACCTCGTCTTTTTTCTTCTGGATCGTGTCGAGAACTGGATCTGCTTCGATCTCATCACTGGACTTACCCTGAGAGATCAATGCTTGCCGGCGCTTTTGCTCCACGGCCTCATAGCCATTCAGTTTGTTGGTATTCTCCAACATCTGTGCTTCGAGCTTTGTTTTCTTGTCTTCAGCTTCGGCCTTCATCCGATCCTGAGTTGCCTGTTGCTGTTGCTGAGACAGGGTATCAATCTGCGATTGGATTGCGTCGTTTTGTGATTTCAGCTTTGCGGCCTGATCAGTTGGCTTGGCTCCAATCCCAAGGAATCCTCCACTTGTTTGGGTATAGGCAGGATTGCTTGTAATGGCGTCCTGTTGCTTTGAAAGTTCTGCCGTAGATGCCTGAAGCTGTTGTTCGCGTTGCTTGGCAGTTTCGAGATCTAGCTCACCTTTTGCTTTGAGTTTATTGATCCCCTCATTCGCGGCAGAGCTAACTTCGTTGCGTCCATTGTCAGAAACACTCTTTGCCGCATCTGCGGTTGCCTGATCCCATCCTGATTGCTTTGCAATATCGTAAGCATTTCCAAGCTGTTCCCAAGGTTTGTAATTATTTTCTTTGTAAAGAGTTCCAGGATCATTTGAAACTGATGACCTCTTTGCATTGGCATCCGGATCGCTGATTTGTTGATTTCCGAACTTATCAACCTGCCTGCGGTACGGATTACCTTTTTCATCGTAATCAACGTAATCTTGCTCTTTGAAAAGCGGTTTTCCAGTGGCTTGATCTAAAACTGGTTGGATATTTCCAAAAGCGTCGGTGTAGTGCTGTTGACCAGCGGCCTCCATAGCTGACTTCCTTTGGTAATTCCACATCTTGTCACTAGCGGCCTGATTGGCACGCTGGATCGCTAGGTTTTGGTCAAGGTTTGGCTCATTGGCTGGCAAGGCCTTTGTGTCGCTTAATCCCAATGCCGGTACTCCATTTTGATTTGGCGACACAGATGGTTCGGGCAAGTTAGGGTTGGCCGTGTTGTACGGCTCAGGATACCCCATCATCTGACCAATGGATTTTCCGGCCATAGATTAGACGTCTGTAGAAGGTGGAGTTGGCGTTGACTGCTGTGCTTGAATGGCACCTGGAACTTGGTAGCTATCTGCCATACGCTGTCGTTTCATCTGTTCCGTCTCCTCTCCGGCTACTTTGTTTTCAGGATTGGAATAAGGATTTGGTGAAGATGGGCCATTTCCTTTCTGGAGCATATCCATGATCGGAGTTCCCATTTTCAAACCATTCCCTTCCTTCTGGTTAATTCCCTCGGCAACAGGAACAGCAATTTTTTCGTTGGTTTTGATTTGATCAGCAATCGCCTGTTTTCCTGGAACTCCATTGATGTAACCAGAGGGAGTGTCACCAACAGTCATTGGTGTTGTATAACCTGGCACATTATTTGACCCACCCTGTATGTGCCATTGGCCTGTTCCGCCGATTGTATCAGGCCTGTAACTGACAAAAACATTTTGATCGTTTGTATGTTGGGCAGGATTATGGGGGGTAGCCATACGATCTTGCATTTCATTAAATTCCTTCCCTGACATTACCTGATTGTTTCGATCACCAAGATATTCGTCCCCCCTGTTATTGTATTGCTGTTGAGCAATTTCTTGGTTTTTTGCAACAAAAGCATCCGCATTAGGCATTCGGACACCTGAAGTATTTTGAGTATAAATGTTTCCAGTCGGAGAATTTGTTTCTACAGAAAGAACATTTCCAACTTGAGACTGAATACCTAATTGCTTTTTAAGATCTACCTGATGTTGAAGAATTGCACGATTCTGATCGATTTCAGATTGAGTTGTACCATTTGTAAGACCCATGCTGGATCTGCTTTGATTGATCTGATCTGGAGTTTTATACGTCGTTGTCTGGCTACCTGCCCCGGCTGGAAGACCATTTAATCTTTCAAATGCAGAAGGAGTTTTTTGATTAGCTTCAAAATCCCTAATTCGACTTGTATCTACAGAGTTCTGACTGCCGATTACACCATTGGCAACATAGTCATTTGCTTTTTCCGCCCTTTGATCCGGAGATAGTTTAGACCATTCATTTCTATATTGTTGCTCGTATTTTGCCTTTAACTCTTCAGTCTGTGCTCCTCCATATCCAGCCATGCCGCGACGGCGGTTGTTGTGAAGTTCACGCTGATAATTGGGATCAGTTGCCAAACGCTCATCACGATAAGCATCAAATGCGGTTTTTTGTGGAGCACCCTGAACTGTGGGTGGCTTATCGTACCCCATAACGGCAGGCGTTACAGGGCCATTGCCGGAAACACCAACATCTATTCTTTGTTTTGGAGTTGGAGTTGTATCCCTTACATCCATTTTAGACTCCATCATATTTCTATAATAAGGAGTAGAAATTGGTGCTGAAAATTGTGTTGGCGATGCAGATCCATTTACCTGCTGTGGCGGGACATAACCATTCGTCATCAATGCAGGGTTAGACGCATAAACAGGTCCCTGGGCAAATTGAGGAGGATTTTGCGTGTCTGCCATCCAACCGACATAAACAATAAACAGACGCCAATCAATCTGTTTATGGTTAGCTCACTCTTTTATCTTTTTTCTTTAGCGGAGCCATAAACTCCGAATTGTCTTCAAAAATGTTGGGACTTCCCACCATGTTTGCCTTTGGGTTCGATGGATCTGGTTTGTTCCAACCTCCTCTTCCAGTAGCCCCCTGACGCAATCTTTTCCCCTGATAATCAGGAGAAACATTATCAGGTCTGTTATCGCGTCCCATAGTCTGTGATGTATTCCAATCGAAGACGCAAATCAAGAAAATTGCCGTGACAAACTAGGTTGCCCGGATCTTACAAGTGCCGTTGCAAGATCCCTTGGGATCTGACGCACAACCTGTGCTTCGGTTTTAGTAGTGGCTCCACTCAAGCAAAAATACCCGATTGCTAGGCTCATCACATCATCGTCATGTTTCCCATGCAGTGCTTCGGCCTTTCCCTTGTCCGTGACAATGAACGCCCGCATTTGCGACAAGATGCTAGGACACCAGATGTCAATCTCCTGATCCCTGATCGCCGCCGCAAGTCTTTCAATCAACATACTCCTGTTCCCTGTTCTCCCTGCCCCATCGCTTGTCTGCCATCCAAGTTTCTCGGATGTCTGGCTTGTCATCTGATCAAATGCCTGCCGGCGATAAATATGAATGTCCGAGTATTGCCGTAACAACTCGATCAATGCCAGACCAGGGCCGTTGACCTCCGGAACAATCAAGCAATTCCCATAGTGCTTGCTTAATCGCACCACAAGATTTGAAAGCACATCGAGATCGTACCGGCAAGGAGGCGCAATCCTAGCCACTACCGCCGCCGGATATTGCATTCCATTCATGACGTAGGGAGCACGCAATACCAATGCCGCATGGCAATCAGGATCCTTTCCGCTTGCCTGAGATCCAGTCATCACATCCACCGAAAGCAAATATGAACACCCATTCCTCGGTTGCTCCCAGACATGATACACCGCCTCATTGTCATCCGTAGCACGCCAGATAAGAGTGTCACGATTTCCCTGTGCATCGAGAACACCTTTTGCCGGTGCCGATGATCTGATCTTTGATTCGATTGCTTTCATCCCCTGCCCATCAAATCGGAGACGCCCGGAGGCCAACCAACAATCCTCCTCGTTGCTGGGATACTCTTGATTAAACATCCTTGGATCACCTTGGCATTCTGTAGCGATCGTTCTCCTGCGGTAGCTGATATGCCCCAGACGCAAATTGTATCGCGTCATAATTTCCTTTTCTTCATAGGTCAGAGTAGCCTCCAAAGCGGAGGCGGCAGGGGGGTCTAGCTTATCCTCGGAATCCGCAAACTCGAACCAAGGCGAAAAAATTCGCACATACCCATCGCTAGGTTTTCCAGAGAGAAAATCCTCTAGCGAAATCGCATTCTGATACCGCTCATAGAATGCCCCAGCCGCACCATTGGGCGTACTTTCCATGATAACCATCGTATCCGGAAGGTATGGCGTACAATTCAAAAGGCCATTCAGGATCGTGTCCGCACTCCTGACACCATCGCTACTCCAATGCGCCACTTCCGAGCATAGCAAAACCTGAAAGGTTCCGCTTCGTCCTGGATCACTAGCACCGGCAGTTTCAGATACTACCCTACTTCCATGTGTCCAGTTTCCTCCTTCTGCCAGCACCTTTCCACTATTTCCCCACACAAACTTGTCGCTGTCATTATACCGACGCAACATCGTCAAAAGGTTCTGTGTCGTCTTATCTTTGTTACCAACAAAACACGCCGCCGCCCTAAAATTGCGGAGGTGTGTGTAGGCCAGTGCGGTTGAAATTGTAGATGACCCTTTCTGTCGAGGCTTCAAACAGATGAGACGGCAGGGGCGTTTGTGTTTCTGTGCGTACAGATACGCTTGAACAATCTTTCGTTGATACTCATTCGCCTTGGGTGCCACGATTTGTCCAGATTTATCCAGAATGCGTCCAAAGATCTCCATCCAGACAAGAGGAGAAGACCTCACAATAAATTTCAGTTTATCGTTTTCGGCGGAGCGATCAAAAGCGGAGACGGCAGGGGGGTTCGCGGTTTTGCCAAGCGATTCTCTCGATGCCGATCCGGATCGCGATGCCTCGATGTCAGAATCGTCGGGATTGGGGGTGGATTGCGGGATCTCCGGGGCGGTACGCTTGGATTGTTTCATGGTCGGGTCCTGTTGGTATGGGTGACTAGGTTGGTAATAACTACAGATAATCGACGGCATGAATAGGCCTAACGTGCCATTTTACTCTGTAAACTTGCAAAAAAAGGTTCATGACCTGTCGCTAGTGGGATTTTTACTCTGATGGTGGGGCGCTGTCCCAGTTTTTGAGCGTTAACATCTCTGTCTCGATAATGCGTTTGGCTTCGTCGGAATGTTCGGCGGCCAAGATCGCATCTCGAAGGCTCTCGAACGACTCCTGCATCACTACCTGGCGTTGCACCGGCATTCCCTCCTTGTAGGCCAAGATGGTTTTGCTGGCTTCGAGCCTGATCCGGAAGTCTGGTTCCTCCACCATACGCTTCGCAACGCCGTCCCAGTGCGTTTTATTGGCCTTCATAGCACCTCTGATGGTTTCAACCGCTTCGTCCAGATCTCCATCATCGAGTAAATCGCTTAATCGCTTCTTAAAAGAGCCTCTATTTGGTTGACTTTCCTTCGTTTTTTCGTTATACGCGCGTGCGAGGGTTTTTTTTGACCCAATTACGGCCTTTTCTCCGTTTGCGTCCTGTGCCAGAATTTCGGCTGGGTTTTGGAAATGCTCCTGTGTGTCTGTTTTGGTTCCCTTTTTCATAAAATCTTATTTTTTTGATATTTTTTTTGATTCTTTGATTTGTTATTTATTTTTTTATTAGATTGCTCTGGTGCCAATTCCGCAAATGGCACCGAGTGAGGGTTGGTCGTGGTGCCAAGTGGTGCCAATTTTATAGGGTATATCCCCCGTAGGGGGATACCCTGAAATGGCACTAATGGCACTAGACCTACCCCGATGCCATTCCCAGTTGGTGCCATTTTTGCACTGGATTGATTTTTGGCACTGGATCGTGGAGATCTCGAAATGGAGTTATTGGGGATACCGGAGCATTCCCTAGAAACCTCGCCTTTCGCTCGTAAACGGCCTTTCTGCTCGTTTTTATTCGTTTTGGGTGATCCGATAGCACCCTGCTCTTTTTGCTCCGTTTTTTTGGCTTCTCGCAAATCCCTCCGACGTTGTTGCCATGCTCGGACTAACTCTCTTGAATAATCGAGATTATTAGCACGCCATTCTCGGACTCTTTGGCGTTGCTTTTCCAATGCCAGAGGTGACATGAACATTGGGTATTCCTTGCCATTGGAATGCCGGTTCATCTTGATGAAGATAAATCCGTCCTCCCTGACAAAACCTTTCTTGGGGATTTCCTTTGTCATTCGATAGCCTTGAGGACACTCATCTCGGAGAGTTTTCGCTCGTGTTCGAGGTGGATGGGTTTTCCGGTGAGGTGAATGAGTTCCCATACGAGTTCAAGGCCTAGCTCGATGAGATGCTTCCGATCGGCCTGGAGTTGGATCGTCTCGCGTTCGAGAATCCGGGCGTGTTCGAGGATCGAGGTGGCTAGGCATCCGTTGGGGGATACGAGTTGATCGGTTCGAGGTGTTGGGATCATCGGGCGATTTTCCTGCAGGGATCGAGCGGGTGCAAATAGGGAAACAGACAGAACGCAAAAAAAGATAAAAAACATATTGATCTTTTTTCTCGGCGCGTGTAAAAGATTACCCAAGGTGAAAAAAGATCAAACGATCATTGGACGCCGAAGCTAGATAAACACTACATCCAAGACTCAATGAAACTCGAAGACATGACTCCATTCCAGCAGGAGCTAGCGAAGAACCTGCTTGTTGCAATCCGCAAAGCTCGTGCCGCCGGAACTGAATATATCAACGCCGAAAATCTGGCACAGATCACCACCGCTCCAAGTCAATTCCTGCAGGGAGCGCCCAAGGGAACAAACGCACGTTGGGCATACGTCGAGATGATCCGCGACATCATGAATGCCGCCATCGAGCGCGACAAAGAAAACAAACGCCGCAAACGTGCCGCTCGCAAGGCCACGAAGCAACACATCCTTTCTGTGCTTCTTTCCGAGATAATTGACTAACAGACACAAATCTCACACCTACATGAAACACATCGACAACCCCACATTTGGCAACCCTATGACCACATACACAACGCAGGAGGCCTCGCGCCTGATCACGTTTGATCTCGATAATGGCGACTCTCCGGCGCTCATGACATACGAGAACGAGAGCAACACCGAGACGATTCAGATTCACATCGACGAGGTATTTGACTTTGAGGAGGCCTCCGGTGAGGAATTGCTTGGGGATGTCCTTCCCGACAACCTTTTCGCAAACCTGCTTGCATGGGCAGAGGGCGAAGAGATCTTGGAACATCAGATTGCTCCCGACACATCGCTTGACATCTCCGGCACCGACTGGCGTGTGATCGAGACAGGTGGAGGTTGCACCGCACTCACCTTTGGCAAATCGGAAAACCTCGTTACGTCCATCTACGGCGCTCGTGTTCCGTTGAAGGGAGAGGACGTAATCGTGTGGCACCACGGATTGCAATTCAGGTTCCAGGCCGATGCGGTTCCTACGTTTCTCAACACCTATTGCGCTACATACTAATGAAACTCCTACGCAACCTTGCCATTGCAATCTTTTGGACATCGCTCCCATTCGCGGTGATCACCTTCAGCATCTTCATCAGCAACCACGACAAGGCTATGGCTCGCGCCTACGCCGGAAAGTAACAGACACAACCCAACAACAGACACAACAAATGAAACACAAGCACCTAGTAGTCATCGGACGCATTCCCGACGAGGAGAACGTCTCTATGGCATTCACAAACAAAACCATGGAGGGGGCACGCATCGAGTTCGATATCGAGATGATCAATACGCACATCGAGAACAATGCCGAAACTCCGGAGGAGGAAGAGGAGATCCGCGACAACGGAACCTACGTTGACCTAATCCTGACATCAGAATCCGAAATAAAAATCGCATACACCGAAATAGCAATCGCATTCAGAAACTAATCCATACGCATCAATACCATGAATACGAGCATTGTCATTAAAGACATCCCCGAAGGTAATAACCAATTCTCGCAAATTAGCGTGAGTTATCACAAGAGCCGCAAGGGATATTTCCTTGTAACTGCACCATACGAAGCAGGGTGGCGCGGCCTACAGACATTCAGTTTAAGCAAAATGAAGTTTGAATTGATCGAAACCGCATCTCGGTTTTCCGCAAAGCGCCTGGAGACCTTGGCAGAGATCGAGAAATGCAGGATCGAGGCAAACACTAATGAGACTAACGCATTACTCTACGAGCATGGAGTAATTGGGCATGACGCATACGAAAGCGGATGCCGCAACATCGAAGATAGCAACGTCCACTTGGCCTCCTAATCACTCACTCATCAATTCAAGAATCTATGAACATCAAGATCACCAACATCGAAACAGGCGATAGTTACTACGCTCGGAGTAGTTCGGAATGCTTAACCGATACAGAGGAAAGTGCATGGGAAAGCGCCTTTGATACCAACCGCACCATTGGCATGGGTATCATCGTTGCGGAACCGATTAACGAGATCGGGCGTTGCATCTTCACCGAGGAATCGTGTTCTTCCATTGAAGTATCGACAAAGGTTGCAATCGCTTACCTTCGAGCCAGCAAATTCACAGGGATCAAAGCACAGATTGATTATCCTGATGGCAAGATCCTGACTACGGACGACATCATGTTTCCGTCCTCTCTTAATCACTTTGACGAGGTTAGCAGGGCATTGGAAATCCTTTGTCACCGAAGCATCGCTGAATACTCCAATCCCATCGACAGGACCGGCATGGATTACGAAGTAAAAAGGCACATGGGAATGCCATACATCGAGGTGGGTGAGTTTCGATACTCACTCATTCCACAAATCCTTCCAGGCCTCGGTGGATACCGCAGGCGAGTTACCTGGAATGCAATGGATTCGGAAGGGGATTACCTAGAGAAGGACGTTTCATTCCATACGGCCTTTCTGCACGCAACCAAAGACGCCTTTGTTTGTGAACTGAACGCAATCAACCGGGACTAATCACATGACAACACAACACACTCAAACCATTTGGACCCAAGGAGAAGATAACCCTCTTAAAATTTACGGAAATTATACGTCCATAGCATCGGTTGATGGAGTTCACGCGACCGGAGCAAGAACGCATGAAGAAGCATTGGCAAACGCCCGACTCATCGCCGCCTCTCCGGAACTACTTTATGCCTTGCAAGACACGCTCGAAGAACTGAAACACGCGGCGCATATCGTCAACTTGAACGCCGAAGTAATTGAGACAGCACGAGCCGCAATCGCCAAGGCAACTCAACCATGAACATAGCAACCGAAACCCAGCGCTTTGTTCACAGCATCGAACCGCTTTTCTTTTCGTGCTTAAAGCTATCGAGGCATCACAACCTGGACGAGATTAGGATAAGCACAGGCAGGGCAAAAGAGATCTACCAAGATCTTGCCCGCTTAAAACTCATGCTCAAAGAATTGGAAAGGCCAGAACGATCAAGGGATACACACCTCGATGCTATCTTTAACCTGAATTGATTATGGATAATCCTGAAAACGAAATCGACGCAATCACCGACGCACTACTCAGGCTATACCGAAAGCATGGCATGAGAATCACCAAGCTCTCACTTCGAGCGGCAGTAAGCCACTTCGCACATGAGAGCATAGAACCCCTGGACGACAAGGGAGAGATTGAGAACAGAATCAACCAACTGGCAAACGCAATCACGAACACGCAAGCATCATGACACAGACACTTGAACTTAACGGAGGCCTAGCAACCTACACCCGAAACGATCATGGAGAATGGGATCTTGTTTCATGGAAAGCCCCGGAGAGAACCCGCTTCACTTACTTTCGCAACATGGCAAGGGCGCTTCGTTCCAAAGGATACATCCTTGAGAAGACATCTTGGGCAGACGGATGGAAGATCAAGGCACAGGGCGATTACTGGACAAGGTGGACCCTATACCTATCCCCCGACAACAAATGGTCTATCTACGACTCCATTCCTGACATCCTTCGAGGCGAGGATATTGCAGACGAGAGAAGGGTAAAGACGCAATGCGATCAGCACGAAATCCTAACTTATCTTCTTTTCTTCGCATGACCTCAAAAATATCGGATATTTTGTATAGTGAATTTATCAAGGGTGGAAATAATCACGCCACTAAATTCCTAAAAAAAGAAGTAGATATTTTTATTAAAAGAGTCTTATTAGAAAGAAAAAAAATAGCAAAAAGGTTAATTAAAAAGTCAAAAATAGAAACAAACCCCCAACCATTAAATATAAAAACTGTTCTTTCAAAAAAAGAAATGGAAGTTTTTATTTCCAAGTTTGGATATGAGGGGACCCATAAATCATCAAATTCTTTGGCAAAAATATTAAAAGTCTCAAACAGATATATTTCTTGTATCCAAAAAAATGCTTTAAGAAAAACACGATGGGCAATCGAACGGTGGGAAATAAGAGAACAAAGAAATGGTTGGACATATACGCCTGAAGAAAAAAAAGAAATTCTTGAAGAAGAAATCATGGAATACATAAAAAACAAATGACTCCCCTCACCCCTTACCAACTGGCACTTGCCAAGAATATGGCAGAGGCCTTGCAACGAGCCAGGGCGTCCGGCGCTACCATGATGACATGGAAAAACCTCATGAAGATCACGAAGATGCCTAGCAATTTCCTTGAAGGATCCCCAAAAGGGTGGAACTCCTTCAATGAATGCGTCGATCACTTGATGGCAAGCCTCGATCACCCCACGACCGATCCGAACATTATGATCCTTGCAGATCAATTCGCTTGACGCTTCACTCCCATGAATGTCAGAACAACAGACAGAAGACAGGCAAAGACGAGCCGCAATCGTTTTAAGCAACCCAACCGGATTCAAAGTCTGCGAAGGTTGCGAAAGCATTATCCGCTCCGAGGCCTCCTTCTGTCCTCTGTGTCATGCATATCGGTTCAATGAAGATCCGAAGGATGTCATCGAGGGGGCAATCCTCATTGCCATGCGTCCATCTACAATTCAACTCTAACCACCACAATTCAATGAAACTCAATTTAAGCGAATCCTTCCTAGTGGAGGAGATCCATCAGTCCGGAGAAAACGAAAAAATTATGATCTTCGAGGGACTGGTATGCCCCAGGCACAAATACCCTATCCCCTCCAAAATATACGAGGGAGATCGTCCTAATCTTAACTGGCCGGCCTTTCTCATGCACTTGACCTCGAAGGTGCCACTTCAACCACGTTATCGCCGTGTTGCGTGAACTATTTCACTTTCTTTGCTGTTTCATCATATCGGCGGCAATTATCCACATTTTCCATTCCAGATTCCATTAACAGACAAAACCCTAACACCTACACTAAAAATGATTAAAGTAAGCATCGACGTAACCAAGATTGAAAAACACCGCCTCTTCGAGGGAAAGCCTCGTCAGAGTGACGGAGGCATCCCGAAGTATCTTTCCTGCGCTCTCCTTGAGAACAAGGACGGACCCGACAAGCACGGCAATCAAGGCTTCATTGTCCAGGATGTCAGCAAGGCCGAGAGGGAGAGTGGCGTCAAAGGCGTCATCATTGGCAACTGGCGCGATCTGGACACGACTCCGAAGCCCGCACCCGCTCCGGTAGCACCTCGCGCCGTGCATTCTGCATCAACGGCGCAGGATGACATCCCATTCTAATCGCCTTACCTGGAATGGACGCAAGGAAGCTAAACGCATCGCAGGTGAAATGCTCCGTATTCACAGAGAATATCCGGGATCTCTTGACGATGAATCGGATCAATTTATCGCGGCTATCCTCATCCATCGTTTCGGCGCTCAAGTTGTCACGAGGGATCGTTATGAACGCATTCTAAAGACCGAAGATCATGAGTGATTACGATGACGAATGGAGTGAGGAGAAGCCCAAGAAAAAGAACTCCTGTAGAGGAATGGCTACGTTTCCACACAAACAGGCCGCGACTCAATCATGGGATAACAAGCGAAAGGCAGGTCGGCTTCCCAAGCATCAACGTCCCTATAACTGCAAAATCTGCAAAGCGTGGCATGACGGAATACCTCCGTCGTTCCGCGATTAACTCAAGAACCTAGAACTGATCCATCTAGGTTCTTTTTCATTAAGGATCAACCAACCCATACAAACATCATGTCAGAAAACATCATAACAAAGGTGGAGAACGTCCTCTCCGAGGCCGCCTCTGGTATCAAGCATGACTACCAAGTGTTGCTGAATGCTCTTAAAGAGCTTTTTGCACATCATCAGGAAGTCACCGGAGAGAAGCCGGAGATCTCCGCAAGCGAGATCCATCCTGAATCACTCGCAGAGGTTAGCGCCGCTACTGGCGTCCCTGTTGCAGAGATCACCGGAGCAGGTGGAGTTGTCCCTCCTACGTCCCAGGCAGAGGCCGTCACCGACCAAGGCGATACTGCCCCTTCTGTCACCACAAAGCCAACTCTGTAATCCCATGAAATCATCAGGAAGACCAAACCCCATGAAGATTAAAGGGGGCAAAGGAAAAGCATCTGCAAAGTTCAAACCATCACCCATGTCACTGAAGGGATCCATGAAGACCCCCTACGTTAAGGGTAGCCCAATGAAATCACCCAAGCAGACGCTTTGGGAAAAGCAACACTCTGATTAAAAAATCATGATCGCAATCGTCAATGTTGGAGGGGGAGACCCTAAAGACGTTATGGGTATCCGGAATTATGAGGTCCGGATTAATAGCGAGGTGATCGCAACCTTCCAGCATCGACGAAGCGACGGCTTTGCAGAGTGTATTCTTAAAGCATCAAAAGCCGTTGAAAGTAAAAAAAGGAAACAAGTGGACGAGTTTTTAAGGAGAAAACTATGAACCCCGACACCACACAAACGCCTAGGACGGATGAGGCTTGCGAGGTCATGGGCTTAAAGGCCTTTGTAGTGCCAGTAGAAACCTCCCGCCAGCTAGAACGCGAGCTCTCCGAAAAAACCAACGAGGTCGCAAGGCTCAGGGAGCTTTTTGATAAAGTCCTTTTTGAGCTAGAAAAAGTTCCTTTCCAAACACCAAAGCTGACCGCCTTTACAGCTCACAGACTCGCCGATAGGTATCGCGAACAAAATCAACCAACAAACCAAATGAACCCACAGACACCCGAAAACGAGGTCGCAAGGCTCAAAGAGATGCTCATGGATGCCGCAAGACGCGGCGACATGATGGCCGCACATTGGAAAGAACGAGCAGAGAAAGCCGAGGCACTAATTCAACAACTTCACCACCTTGCAGAACTATTACCCGAAGCTAATAAAGCCTAATTATTACTCACAGCTAGTATGTCAACGAACGCATACAATTCACCGATGACAACGAGCAACGACACCGACAACGAGGCCGAAGTTTCATCAAAACAGACCATGCTAACCGCACAATCTGATTCAGTAGAGCTTTATCATGCTCTGTGTGATCGGTCTGCTGATTTCAGTAAGGCATTGGACGCTTGCCGAGATTACAGAAAGCAACTTGCCGAGAAAACCAACGAGGTCGCAAGGCTCCGTAAGCTTATGAACCGAGCTATTGCGATTGCGGATAAATCTTTGGACTGCCTTATCCCTGTTTTTAGGGGAGAGCATGAAGAGCTTGAAACTGAACTAAAACAACTCAAAGCAGAAGCCCGACTCGCCACTGCGCTAGAGGAACAAGAAAACGATTGGAAATGCCCGCATTGTGGTAGCACTTCTGGAACTTATTTTAGCCGAATTGATCCTATGGGTGACATCTGCGAAGATTGCGGAAAAGCAGTTGATGAGGAACCAACCATCTATTTGCGTGAACCTACTGCTGAAGAGTCAAAGGTATTAGACAAGGTTCTTGAGGAATTGAGAGAAGAAGATAGGCACTACGCTCCCGAATGGCGAGAGCTTGGCCCAGACGAGGTGATCCAAGAGGGGGATGAGTGTCGATACAAGGGAGAAGCTCAATACGAACCTGTGATGGATTCCATGATTGGAGGTTATTCGGAACTTTTTAAGTTTTTCCGCCTCCGCACTCGCCGCCCGTTATGCCCCAATAATGCCCCAAAGCAGGAGGAGATGCCTCTTGAAAAGGAACTAGACTACCTGACTTGCGAGGCATCAAGTGCCGCTGACATCCATAACCATGTTCTGATCGTGGACTGCCTCCGCTATCTCTGCGACGAGATCCAGAAGCTAAAGGAGATCATCAGCACCTAGACCATAGCCCCTTATCCTCATCCAAGATGACGAAGCCCTCTTCACGGAGGGCTTTTTTATGGTTTTCGTGAGTTCTCTTGGGAATATCGGCTTTTTCACACTTCTCCATCCACTCTTTTGGAGACATTGGGTGGGTCAATGCCTCTAAAGTCACCCTGCAAGTCTTTAGGAGCTTTGCAATCCGCTTTTCTTCCTTATCCTCACTAGATTCCCCCCTGCGTCTTGGGCCTTTGTCCTTCTGCATCCGCTCCGGCTGCTTGAGATCGTTAGGATCAAGATCAGGGCACCTGATCATGAGGGGATGTTCACGCATCAGGACGAAGGGATCCACACGCGGAAAGTTGCGTAGCGTGAAGTCTGCGGTGAAGTAGGCATCTCCGGCGCTATGTCGTGTAAGTGTCAGGATCGAGTCAGGATCGCGGGCAGTTACTCCTGACCCGCTAATTCGGTCGATGGCCTCCTTTCCGGAGGCATTTCCTTTGGCAAAGTGAGATCCAAAAGCAACTGAAACACCTGTAGAGTGGCAAAGTTGCTCGAACGTATTCATCAAATTATTCATGTCTGAAGCAGAGTTTTCGTCACGATCACCCATCACCTTGTAGGTCGGATCAATGATAGACAGCACATATTCTGCCTCTTTAAGCTGATCCACAATATCGGTAGATAGTTTTTCAAAAGAGCCGGCATATCCTCGCAAGTTCCATATTTCTAGTTGCCCTGGTTCTAGCTTGACGCCCTTGGCTTCGAGGACGGCCTCAAGACGCTTACGCATGAACGGACGAGGGATTTCAAAGTTCAGGTAAATAACCTTACCTTTGACGCAAGGAAACCCCCACCAATCGCTACCAGTAGCCACGCTAACGGCCAGATCGAGTAGCGCCCATGTCTTGTATGCCTTGGATGGTCCTCCGAGAACCATCTTGGTTCCCTTGTGAAGGACGCCAGCAACCAACTCCGGAGGGATAGCTATATCATCTTTTACAAAACTCATTCCATCATCAGGAGATGGAAGTTCTCCACGCATCAGACGTTTTGGCGTCTCTACAGCACGGCAGATTGCTAGGCTATTATTGCCTGCCTTTGCCCAATCATTGAGATCCTTGTATTCGTTTGGAAAGCTGACCAGATAAGGGCTTCGTTCGTATTTTTTTCTGACGATCTCGATCACCGCATCAGACCACTCCTTACCTATATCATCATGCTGGGGAACAATGATTAACCTTGCCTTCGGTGACATTGGCACGTTTTCCAGAACCTTTGTGTTTTTAGCACCCCTCGAACTGACAAAGGCAATCGAGGCGAAGGCATCAGCATCATCAGCTAACCATTCCAGGGAATCGGCGGCTGTCATGGCATCCCATTGGCTTTCAAAAAAGTAAATCTGCTCTGCGGTGCGAGTGTTACCCATGACATAGGGATACCATCCGGCCTTGGCACCATCCGTATAGATCCATTTTCCGTTTGCCGTTTTACGATGAGCGCCGACGATTGTATTTCCATGCTGATCCATTGCTGGGAAGGCAACAAACCCATCATTTGTGATACCTATAAGGTTTTTAGAGACAAGGCCTGTGCAGAAAGCAGGTGATAAAGCCCTTTGCTCTGCGAGTTTATTCACTCGATCTTGTGTAAATGCTTCACGAAATGGTTGCCAATCTACTGACTTTATTGCTGAAACCGGAGTGGCCGGCGTTTCGATAATCCCTGCCAGGTCTTTGTAAAACCTCATGGCCTGTCCCTTGTCGTATCCCTCGTGCTTCATCAGGAAATCCAACTCATCTCCCCCCTCACCTGTTGCATGATCCTTCCATTTCCACCTTCCATCCTTTTGATAGATCCCAAAGGATGGATTGTTATCCTCACGGAATGGTGAGCGTGCGCTTGATTTTGCCGCCGCACCCTTGCCCAGTTTCTCCATGAGATCGGGAAGTGGCATGATGTCGCGGCAACGTGAAAAGATTTCTTCAAAATCTGTGTCCATAAGTCTTAATGTGTAAAGATTTAGGGTTATTTTTTACCCCACTTGGTTTCTAAAAATACCGAGGCCTTCTCCATGCTCCACTGCTCCCCATTGGGAATACCGAAGCGCCGGAGCCATTTTATTTGATTTGGTGTTGCCAACTTGAAGCGTGATCGACGGATCAACTTGTCCAGAAGGTTGCTTGCTTGTCCGCGAGTCTTGATTTGCGTGGCGTCTATTTTCCATCTTTGTAGTTGTTCTGTCTGTTTTTCTGTTGGGGGAAGTTCATGCCATTGCATCGTAGGTTCCCAGTCCGCGAGATCGGAATCATGTAACATGACTGCCAATTCCTCAATCGAGATTGTTTTAGCTTTTTTCCTCTCCTGTTTAGCCAACTCGCGTTTGAGCGCGGCCTCCCTGTCATGTTCGGCCTGACCCTGTGCTTCGAGGAGATCCATCGAACCAGACCAACTTTTCTTTATGGCCTCGGTGATGTATGCCGCCTCCTCTGCACTTTTGGCTATGAGATGGGCAGGTCTGATAAGGGAATGCTTTTCGTGTAGCCATAGGAAATCCAAGAGAACGCACTCTGTTTTACCTGGGTGAAGTCTTGTCCCCCTACCCACCATTTGAGCGTATAGGGGCTGGCTTTTTGTGGGACGGAGAATACAGACGCAATCGACGGAAGGCTCATCGTATCCTTCAGTAAGGAGCATCGCGTTACAAAGAACCTGAAACTCCCCTCTTCCAAAGGATTCAAGGATCTCCCTCCTGTCATCACTTGCCCCATCGACATGGCGTGCCCGGATCCCGATCCCATTGAGAATATCGGCAAACTTTTGGGAAGTCTTTCGCAGGGGCAAGAATACAAGCACCTTTCGCCCTGCCGCCTGCTCTAGGATAGCCGCCGCCGCCTTGGTAAGGATTGGATCGAGGGCTTGGTCAACCTGATCCAAGTCATAGTCTCCGGAGACAGTCCTAACACCATTGAGATCAATCTGAAGCGGAACACTCTTGATCCTGATAGGAGAAAGATACCCCTGTTTGATCAGGTCAATAAGCCCGATCTCAAAAGCCACATTTTCAAAAAGGCTACCGAGATTCTTTTTGTCTCCCCTGAATGGAGTTGCAGTAACCCCCAGTACCCTTGCCGTGCAGAAATGTTCCAAGATTCTCCTGTAAGTGTCGGAAAGGGCATGGTGGGCTTCATCAACAACGATCCTTGAGAAATGATCTTGCGGCCATCCCTCAAGACGATCCCCCTGCAATGTCTGAACGCTTGCAACAACGACATCCGCGTTGCGTCCTGCCTTGCGTTCAGCTTTCTCAACTTGGGCAATGATTCCGGTTGTCGCCTCGATCTTGGACACGGCCTGTTCGATCAACTCCTCGCGATGTGCAAGGATAAGAGTACGTCCAGGCAATGATCTCTCCGTTACCTTGGAAAAGATAACTGTCTTTCCGGCTCCTGTTGGCAAGACCGCCAATACTTTTTGATATTCCTTCCAGTTATCCAGCACGGAATCTACGCACTCCACCTGATAAGGCCGGAGGGTCATTTCTCGTTTTGGTGCTTCGGGAATCAGGTTTATTTCTTCCTTAAATGCGGATAGCGCCGACTCGATGGCCGGATCGTCAAAGAATGTCGCCTGTGTCATAGGTCGATCTCCTCTACAAAAACACGGATGCCTGGGGATTCTGCCCAACGCTTGATCAGTCTCAAATCGGCTATCTGTCCGTCGTCTTTCCAGAAGTTCAGAGTCGTCATTGTGTCCAATACTCCCTTTCCAAGGTTATCCACATCAGGCCGGCTAGGGATATGAATAGGCCCCAATTTCATACGGCTCTTGGATTCACTTTTTCTAAAGGGGAAATGCCAAGTTAAAGCGACTCGAAGAGGACCCTCGTAGGGCACTTCCGGTGCGAAAGGTTGCAGGAGCGCGATGTATGTTCCCTGTGCTTGAGCAACCTTCTTTTTGGTAAAGAATTTTACCTTACCACCCAGCACGAAAGCCCCCTTTTGCTGGGAAGTGGTCGTCGGCGGCACACAAGGGATCCAGATGTCGATGGAGTTCATTCTGAATCCTCCATGCTTTCGGCGGGCACACTTAAAGGCACACTAGCCGCTAGACCCTTATAAAAAGAGGCACTGCCCCGCATGGATTTGAACCATGAATTTAGGTTTCTCTGTAGATTTGTCATGTTTTCTGTAATGTCTTCACTGAAACTATTGGATTTTTTAGGACTCTGGGGCACACTAGGCACACTATGGCATCCCTGTTTAAG